ATTGGTCGAGATCGACCAGAAAGGCACTACTTTGAGCGTCTCGCTGCCAAATGGCATTCAGTGGGCACTTGCCACCACGTACGCATCCGCGATCGCCGTGACTGCGGCAACCAACGCAACCGAATGCGTCCTGACCACCGCCGCCAACACCTACGCCATCGGCGACCTGCTGGAATTCACGAGCGGATGGTCTCGCGCCAACAACCGCATTTTCCGCGTCAAGGCGGCATCGAGCACCTCGGCCACGCTCGAAGGGTTCGATACCACCTCGACCACGCTGTTCGCAGCCGGCGTCGGGATCGGATCGGTCCGCAAGATCAGCGCCTGGACGGCAATTACCCAAGTGCTGACCTGCACTAGCTCGGGCGGCGATCCGCAGTATGCGAATTATTCCTTCATGGATCAGGACTTCGAGACGCAGATCCCTTCCGGCACCTCGGCGCAGTCGCTGGCAATGGAGATCGCCGACGATCCGAGTCTGGCGCATCACGCCGCCCTGAAAACCGTGGCCGCAACTCGCGGGCTGACAGGCCTGCGCGGCATCCTGCCATCCGGCTCGATCCTGCTGTATTCGGCCATCGTCGCCTTCGACGAAACGCCATCGATGACCAAGGGTCAGGTGATGGCCGTAAAAGCCGGTTACGCCCTGCAAGGCAAGCCAGTCCGGTACGCCTCCTAAACGGTTGCCAGACCCGCAGCGCATCGCGGGTCTTTTCGCCCTTGGCCTGATCCCCAAGGGTCTTTTTCTCCCTGAAAGCTAAAATATCATGGCAAAAATCATCTTGGGCAATCGCCCGAAAAGCTTCCCGCGCACGATCAATTTTAAGCAGGTCGACGGTGAGCCGGGTAGCATGGAAGTGACCTTCAAATACCGAACCCGCACCGAGTTTGGCGACTTCGCCGACGAAATCCGCGCAGGGATCGACGCAAAGTCAGAGGCCGAAATGGACCGGCTCAAGGCGCTGTCGGCGAATGGTCAGCCCATTCCCGAGCTGACCCAAGCCGAAATGCTGCGGCGCGAAACCGAAACAAACGTCGGCTATATCATGGGCTGTGTCGACGGCTGGAATCTCGATGTCCCATTCGACCGCGCGGCAGTTCTCCAGTTGGCCGACGAGGTGCCTGCCGCCATCCCTGAAATTATCGGCGCATACCGTGATGCGATCGTAGAAGGCCGCCTGGGAAACTAGAAGGCGCCGCCCATGCGCTGTTCAAGCCCAGCCCGAGCGATGCAGAGCTTGCGGCATCCGGCCTGTGCCGCGCGGACTTTGATGGTGAAGTAGTCGAAGTCTGGCCGGAAAACTGGCAGGCATTCCGGCTGCTGGTGGACATCCAGACGCAATGGCGCGGCGCCGGAAGTGGACTCGACTACAACGTTCTGTTCCACAAAATGGATCGGATGAAGCTAAGTCCGGAGCAATACGACGATCTTGAGTGCGATATTCGTGCGATGGAGCAAGCCGCGATGACGGCAATGCGCGAGAAATGAGGTGTATTATTACCGCTATCTAAAAAATAACGGGAGGGAATATGCTTAGGTTGGCTTTTTTATCACTTCTATTCATATCGAAATTTGCCTTTGCGCAATCTCCGTGCGATGAATTTGCAAGGGAAATCGATAGAGGGCTTCGTGAGATCGCGTATTTCGATGAGCCGGCCTATAAGGAAACGGCGGCGTCCGAGGCATCTCGGAAAATGGATCGCGCCTATGAGGTAAGCCGGATGCAGGCAAATCTATCCCTGATGCTCGCAAACAGGTGTGCAATGCCGAAATACCCGATGGAGCCGCGCATATACGCCGAGAACGCCTATAAGTGCAGGCGCGCCGCGCCGATCGCCAGCGTCGCATACGGAGAATTCCCCACTGAATGCGACCGGACGAAATGGGTGAAAAGCGGCAAATAACATTCGCCAAGCCGGCCTAGTGGCCGACTTTTTAACGACCGCCTTCGGGCGGTTTTTTATTGGGCATCGTATGACCGAAGAACGGAAAATTCAGTTAATTGCCGAGGTTGATGCTACCGGCACGCGCGCGGGCTTCAATGAGATTCAGCGCGAAGCCGGGACGATGGCGGCCAGTGTGCAAAGGTCGAGCCAGCAGGCTGAGCGCGCGGTTGCTGGAGTCGGCAATGGCGCGGGAAACTCTGCCAGAAACGTCGAAGCTGCGCAGCGGAACCTGATCGGCTCTATTCAGCGCACCACAGCGTCCCTTGAGGCTGGCACGCGCTCAGGCTCGGCATATTATGAAGTTCTAGCGCGTCAGCGCGGGGTTGACCCAGCTGTCCTAGCTCCATATCTCGCCCAACTGCGCGCCGTTGAGGCCGCACATCTTCGCACCAATGCTGCTGTGGCAGGCGCCGTCCCGGCATTGAATCGCACCGGCGTAAGCGCCGCGCAAACCGCCGCCGCGCTCCGTGGCGTCCCGGCACAATTCACCGACATCGTCACGAGCCTGCAAGGCGGCCAAGCGCCGATCACGGTCCTGTTGCAACAGGGTGGGCAGTTGAAAGATATGTTTGGCGGTGCAGGGAATGCTGCCAAGGCGCTGGGCGGCTATGTCCTCGGCTTGGTCAATCCATACACTGTCGCGGCTGCTGCGGGTCTTGGGCTGGCCTACGCATACCATGAGGGCGCTGCCGAAGCGAAGGCCTATAACCGGGCAATCATCGATTCCGGCAATATCGCTGGCGCCACCGTCGACCGGCTCTCTGAGACCGCGCGCCGCATCGGCGAAATCGGCGGCTCGCGCGGCGCGGCTGCTGAGGCGATCACTGGGCTGGTAAGCACGAGCAAAGTATCAGTCGACAATATGGAGCGCTTCGCCACCGTGGCGATAGAGGCGCAGCGCGTGCTTGGCCGCAGCCTTGCCGACACGACCGCAGAATTTGCCGAACTCGGCAAGACTCCGCTCGCCGCACTGACCAAGATTGGCGACAAATACCACTTCATCACCGCCGCCACCTACGCCCAGGTGAAAGCGTTGCAGGATCAGGGTCGGATGGTTGAGGCGGCGAACGTAGCGCAAAACGCATACGCCGATGGCATCACCGGGCAGCGTCAAAAGGTTTTAGACAGTCTGACTGACTGGGAGCGCGGATGGCTTCGGATTAAGAAGGCGATCAGCGGCGCGATCGACGCAACGCTCGATATCGGCCGGGGCGCTACCGGCTTTGAGAAGCTTAATTCGCTGCTGGCTCAGCACGACACCATTGAAGCCAACATGGCGCGCGCCAAGGAGATGCGCGACGATAAGGCGGCGGCACGGTGGCAGGCATTACTTGACCAGAACGAGAAGGAAATAAAGGGCGAGCGCGCCAAGGGCGATGCCGCAAAGAGCCGCGCCAAGGCTGAGAGCGACGCCAACAAGGCCGACGAGGCCCGCAAAAAATGGCTGGAAGACAGCGACAAGTATCTGACTCGCCAAGCTCAACTTGAGCGGGAGATTACCGTTGCCCGTAATGAAGGGGCTGCGGCCAACGTGTCTTCGCTCGAAATCGAGAAGCGAGTCAGTGATATTCGCAAGAAGTACGCCGATATCTACAATGACAGTATTGACTCCAATATCGCCGCACTTCAGCGCCGCTTGGCTATGGAGGATTTGCTGAGTAAGCGCGCTATAGATCGGATCAGCTTTCAGAAGAACGCCGGCATGATCAATGAAGAGCAGGCGATCGAGCGCATTACAGACAAGGAGTTGGCCCGGTTCGACGCGCAGCGCCAGGGGCTGGTCGCGCAACTCGGCTTCATCAAGCAAAAACAGAACAGCCTGAAGGCCCAGGAAGAGCAACAGACGAAAATCGAAGAGCTAGATGCTCAGCGAGCAAGACGAAAAGAGCAGGGAGCGGATGAGCTATTCTTGCTGGATCAGCAGAGGTTCCGCCTTGCTGCTGAGAATAGCGCCAACCTGTTCGACCAATCAATGGCGGAGCGCGTTGGCTTGGTCGCTCAAGTGCAGGCGCAGCGGGACTACAACGAAGAGATTGGGAAAACCGCCGAAGAGTTGCTGATCCTGACGGCTCGCCGCCGCGAGGATCTGGCAGTTCGCAAGGACCAGGACGCCGATATCGCCGAAGGACTCGACCTCACTGGCGAGAAGGCTGATGGGTATCGCGCTCAAGCCGCCGCGCTTCGTGACCGCTCCGCAGCCGAGAAAGAGGGCTTCGTCAAAGAGCGCGATCCTTGGGTGAATCTTCGTCTGTCCATCAAGCGGTATGGGGACGAGGCCGATAACGTCGGCGGGCAGATCGGGGCGGCCATGACAAATGGATTCCGTAGCGCAGAGGATGCTCTTGTCGCATTCGTCATGACCGGCAAACTTAACTTCAAGAGTCTGACAACCTCAATTCTTGCGGATTTTGCCAGAATTGAGGCGAAGCGCGCCTTCGCTGGCTTTGTGAATATGGCCGTCAGCTCATTTTTCCCCGGCTCCGGCCCCGGCTCAACTGGATGGGATGGCTACGGCAACACGCTGGCCGGCGCGCGGGCAGGCGGCGGCCCGGTAACTGGCGGCTTGTCATATCTCGTTGGCGAAAAGGGTCCGGAAATCTTCACGCCATCCGGTAGCGGCGCGATCACCCCGAACAGCCAGTTGGGCGGCGGCACTCAAATCAGCATCGCTACGTACATCACGGACAGCGGGGCGCGCACCGAAACGACCGCCGGATCCGGCGCGCAAGCCCGCGAGGTGGCCGATGGCCTGAACGCGAAAATGAAGGCGGTCATTATGCAAGAGATGCGGCAGGGCGGGTTGCTCTGGAACCAGCAGATGCGAGGCGCGGCATGACGACGACATTCTCGTGGGCGCACGATTCCAAGCCGTCCGGCACAACATCGTTTGCCGTCCTGACCGCCCAATTCGGCGACGGCTACAAGCAAACTGCGGCTGACGGCATCAATAATAAATCGCAAAGTTGGCCGCTCAAGTTCACCGGCACTGCGGCGCGCATCACGCCAATTCGTGATTTTCTCGACGCTCGCTTCGGCTACCAGTCGTTTTTCTGGACGCCGCCGCTTGGAGTGCAAGGCTATTACAAGTGCGCGTCCTATTCACCACGACACCTAGGCGGCGACGTATGGGAGTTGACCGCCACATTTGAACAAAGCTTCCAACCATGATCACAGCAGATATCCAAGGCCTTGAGCCGGGCGCCAAGGTCGAACTCTTTGAACTCGACTCGACCATGATTGCTGGTGGCAGTCTGTTGCGGTTCCACGGCTACCAGCAGGCGGCTACGATCTGGTGGCAGGGCCACGAATACACCGCATGGCCGATCCAGGCCGAAGGGTTCGGCAAGACCAGTGAGGGGCAGCAGCCAATCCCGCGCCTGTCGGTGGGTAACGTCGACGGCTCCATTTCCTCGCTTTGCATCCTGATGGACGATCTGGTCGGCGCCAAGCTGACCAGGCATGTCACGCTCGGCAAATATCTGGATGCGGCCAATTTCACGGGCGGCAATCCGAGTGCGGATCCAGCGCAGGAATTCCCACTAGACATCTGGTTCATCGAGCAGAAGACCGCCGAGTCAAACGAGGTTGTCGAGTTTGAACTGATGAGCGCACTGGACTTTCAGGGCCAGATGCTGCCGAAGCGTCAGATCATCGCGAACCTGTGTTCATTCCAGTACAAGGGGCCGTATTGCGCCTATGCCGGAACGGGCATGTTCGATGCCAACGACGTTGCGGTAGGGAGTTCTGCTCTCGATGTGTGCAGTAAGCGTCTTAGCTCCTGCAAGGTCAGATTCGGCGCGACGCAAGTTTTGAACTTCGGCGGCTTCCCAGCGGCCGGATTGGTTCAGGGCTGATCATGCAAGAGCAGACTGTCGAAGCAATCCGCTCGCATGCGCAGCGCGAGTACCCACGCGAATGTTGCGGCCTAGTAGTCGTCGTCAAGGGCCGCGAGCGATACGTCGCCTGCGCTAATGCAGCCCAAGGCACCGACCATTTCATCCTGCCGGCCGCCGAGTATGCTGCAGCGGAGGCTATGGGGGAAATCACCGCCGTCATCCATTCGCACCCCGATGTACCTGCAACGCCAAGCCAAGCCGATCTAGTGGCGTGCGAAGCATCGGGCCTGCCGTGGCATATCGTGCGCGTTGATATGGTTGATGGCGCTCCGCTCGCTGGCGAACTGGTGTCGATCGAACCGACCGGATATAAGGCGCCGCTGGTCGGCCGGCAGTTCTCGCATGGCGTCTTGGACTGCTATCAGTTGATCGTGGACTGGTATCAGGCAGAGCGCGGCATCACGCTCAAGCAGTTCCAGCGCGCCGACAATTGGTGGAACGATGGCAGCAGCGACCTGTACACGCAGGGATTCCCGCAGGCCGGGTTCCGCAAGATCGGCGAGTCGGAGCAAATCGAATTTGGCGATGTGATCCTGATGCAGATCAGCGCGCGCAACCAAGTGCCGAATCATGCGAGCGTTTATATCGGCGATGGATTGATGCTCCACCACTTGCATGGCCGACTTTCGAGCCGCGACCTTTATTCGGGCTACTTCCAAGAAGTTACCCGCGCCATTCTCCGCTACCAGCCGTAGACCTTAACGCTTAATCAAGCCCGCCCGCGAAAGCCCGGCGGGCATTTTTCATTGGATCGAATGGACACTCTCCGCACAATCCGCTTGTACGGCAAGCTAGGCGCGCAGTTCGGGCGCGTGCATCGCCTTGCCGTAGAAAGCACCGCCGAGGCCGTGCGCGCGCTCAGCGTGCTAATTCCTGGCTTCGAGCGCGAACTGATGACGAGCCGCGACCGGGGAATTGTGTACGCCTGCTTCCTCGGCAAGACCAACATCGGACGCGACCAGTTGCAGCTTTCGGCGGGCGCTGAGGATATTCGTATTGCCCCCATTCTGGCTGGCGCTAAGGCCGGATTCATTCAAACCATCGTCGGCGCGGCATTGATCGTTGCCGGCGTTCTGATTGCGCCGGCCAATCCATTCCTTGGGAGTGCGCTCATCAGCGCCGGCATCTCAATGACTATCGGCGGCGTAATCCAGATGCTCTCGCCGCAACAGCAGCAGAGTTCAGCGAAGGACTCTGCTGGCAATGAGGCGTCATACAACTTCAACGGGCCAGTCAATACGACCGCCCAAGGCAACCCCGTACCCGTGCTGTACGGCCGGCTGATCGTCGGCTCTGCCGTGATCTCCGCCGGCATCTCGGCGCAGGACCAGGCGTATAGCGGAGCGCCGCTGCCGCACCCTCCGATCGGCAAAGTTATCCCCGATGGCGATGAGGACTTGGTATGAGCGACATTATCGGCTTTGGCGGTGGGAAGGCTGCGGGCGAGCAGCATACTCATTACGAGGCGACCGACAGCCTGCATAGCATCTCGTATGCGCGCGTGCTCGACCTCGTTTCAGAGGGCGAAATTCTCGGCCTTGCGCACGGAATGCAGTCGGTGTATCTGAACCAGACGCCAATCGAGAACGCTGACGGCACGAAGAACTTCAAGGATCTGACGGTTGACTTCCGCGCCGGCACGCAGATTCAGGACTACATTCCCGGCTTTCCAGATGTCGAGAACGAGATCGCGGTCGGGACCGAACTGCGATCCGGCACGCCGTGGACCCATGCTGTCAATAATCTGTCGCTGTCGGCAATCCGCGTAACCCTGTCGGTCCCCGCGCTGAGCAAGGGCGACACGACCAATGGCGATATCCTCGGCTACAGCATCGCATACCAGATCGAGCTTTCGACGGACGGCGGATCCTATGCTGTCGTCCTTAGCAACAGTTTCAGTGGCAAGACCACGACGCCATACAATCGCAGCGCGCGCATTGATCTGCCGGCGGCAACGGTAGGATGGTCAATCCGCGTCACGCGCCTGACTGCCAACGCAAATACCGCTTCAATTGCCGACACGACGAACATCGTCAGCTATACCGAGGTGATCGACGCCAAGCTGCGCTATCCAATGTCGGCCATCGTCGGCGTGCAAGTCGACGCAAAGCAATTCCAGGCTGTCCCGACGCGCGCCTATGACCTGTATGGCCGCATCATTCAGGTGCCGACCAACTACGACCCGGTTACGCGCGTTTATACCGGCGTGTGGGACGGCACGTTCAAGCCGGCATGGACCAGTAATCCCGCATGGGTCTTCCGCGATCTGGTGCTGCATGACCGTTACGGTCTGGGTAATCGCATCACGGCGACGCAGATCGACAAGTGGGCGCTGTACGCCATCGCGCAGTATTGCGACCAGATGGTCCCGAACGGCAAGGGGGGCACTGAACCGCGCTTTACCTGCAATCTGTACCTGCAAACGCAGAAGCAGGCGTATGCGGTCCTGCAGGATATCGCCTCGATCTTCCGTGGCATCTCGTATTGGGGCGGCGGCAGCATCATCGCGTCGTCGGATCGCCCGATGGATCCGGTCTATGTCTACACGGCGGCGAATGTCATCGGCGGCAAATTCTCCCGCGTCGGATCGAGCAAGAAGACGCGCGCCACTGTCGCGATTGTGAGCTGGAACGACCCGGCCGACTTCTATCGCGCGAAGGTCGAATATGTCGAGGACGAAGAGGGTATTGCGCGCTACGGCATCCAGCAGATTAGCCTGAGCGCCTTTGGCTGCACCTCGCAGGGCCAAGCGCAACGCGCCGGACGTTGGGCGCTGGCGACTTCCCGCCTTGAGACTGAGATGATCTCGTTTGATGTCGGGATGGATGGCGCGATCGCGATCCCTGGTCAGATTGTCCGCATTGCCGATCCGGCGCGCATGGGCCGCCGCAATGGCGGCCGTGTGCGTACTGCCGCCGGCCGTGTCGTCACGCTCGATAAGGCGCCAATCATCAACGCTGGCGATTCGCTGACCGTCATCCTGCCATCCGGCGTGAGCGAGACTCGCACCGTGTCGTCGATTTCCGGAGATGCCGTCACAGTATCCGTCGATTGGTCTACCGTCCCGCTGGCGCAATCCGTGTGGTCAGTGGATAGCAGCACACTCATGGCGCCGACCTACAAAATCCTCTCGGTCAAGGAAAAGGGCGACGGCCTGACTTACACCATTACGGCGACGCAGCATGAGCCGGGCAAGTTTGCCTATATCGAGGATGGAATCGCCGTTACACCGCGTCCGCAAACCTCGCTCGATGTGACGAAACAGGCGCCGCCGGTCGCCGTCACTATCGCCGCCTACACGGTATCCCTGCAAGACGTTCAGAAGCTTGCGATGTCGGTTAGTTGCGCCGCTGTGCCGGGCGCTGTCGCCTACGAGGGAGCGTACAAGTACGGAGATGGCAACTGGATACCGATTCCGCGCCAGCCCACCCCGACGCTCGAAGTTGTAGATGTCCTCCCAGGCACCTACGTCGCCAAGCTAAGCGCAGTGAATTCGATTGGCCTAGTCTCGACTGAAACGCTGTCGTCCGCGACGGCGATTGACAAGAACGCTAACCCGAAGAATGCGGCAGTTCTGCTGACGGCCAGCACGCCAGCGTTTCACCTGACAACTGGCGGGACGCCTACGCCGACATCAATCGTCTTTACCGGAAGCCTGATTGATCTTGCGGGCAGCCTGACTTTCTCATGCATCGGCGGCACGCTGACTAGCGTAACTGCGGCGCAGGCGACGCTGCTTTACTCGAATATGACCGGGACCGGGGCCACCGTTACCGCTAGCATCGTATCGAACGGCGTAACGTTCTCGCGCTCGCTGCTCGTTGCAGTGATTCAGGACGGGGCTACTGGTGCGACCGGGGCCACTGGCGCAGCCGGCACAAATGGCACTAATGGAACGAACGGTACGAATGGTTCCAACGGTACTGACGGCGCGCGCGGGGCCGGTCAATACTTCGCCACCGGCTCTGCATGGTCCGATGCGACAGCCGATACTGCCACGCCCGGCGCGAACATCACTGGCGATGTCGTCACGATCTCCAATAGCACGACCTTTATCGGCGTGAAGCGCTGGTCCGGCTCGGCATGGGTCGCGGTAGCGCCAACCTACGACGGCGGCGCGATCTTCCCCGGCACAGTCACGACGAACCAGATCAACGCCAACAGCCTGATCATCCGCGACGCCTCCGGCAATCCGCTGCTTGGCGTCGGCGTGCCGCTGGCTGCTGGCTATGAGGCGGCAGGAACGAAGAACAGCGATGTCACTCCGCTGATACCCTACGACATCACGTTTCTGCAAACGGGGATGGCGATCACGGGCAATACGTTGACCAAGAGTGCAGCGACAGCCGCATGGGACGCTGGCGCAAACAGCAACGCCAGCTATTCGGGCGGGGCGTTCACGACTGCCATTGTGGTGAACACGACCGGATATATCATGTTTGGCCTGAATGGCAGCGATGCGCCGGCCAGCGCGAACTATTTGGATCTTGACTACGCGATGTACCTTGAGGCTGGTGGAATCCTGCACAGCTACCAGAGCGCGGGTGCGGTCGATACCGTGATTGGCACCTACACCACCGGGGACAGCCTGACCGTGCGCTACGACGGGGCAAATGTCATTTGGGACAAGGGCGGGGCGGTACTTAAAACCGTTGCCGCCACAATTACCACCCCGCTGTATTTTGATAGTTCGTTCTTCACGCCCGGAGCGGCGCTGAAGAATGTTCGATTCGGCCCGCTGTCGAATGTTGCTGAAGGCGTGGCTGCAAACGCGGCCATCAACGATTCCACTACCGGCCTTGCCCAGCGCCTGCGCGCCAATGCCGCCAACGTCCTCGCTGGCGGTGCCGGTCTGACCGCTGGCACGCTGACTTACAACAGCAGCGGTGTGCGGACTAGCGGCAATGGCGTGGCGATCAACTCGGCGGGTATCGTTGGATTCAATTCCAGCGGCGTTGCGACATTCACCGTTGATGCCTCGACTGGCGCAGCCACATTTGGTGGTGCGCTGGCGGCGGCAACCGGCACATTCGGCCAAGTCACGATTGCTGCCGGCGGCGCGCTGATGTCGGGGCAGACCGCTTACAACACCGGCACCGGCTTCTTCTTCGGGCTGGTGTCAGGCGTGACGAAGGTCAGCTTCGGCAACCCGTCCGGCAAGCATTTCAAGTTCGATGGCACCGATGTAATTGTGGGCGGCGCAATCATCGATACGCCCAACATGGTGCCCAACAGCGTCCACTCGGCCGATAACTTTTCCAGCCTCGGCTCGACCGGATCAACGTTCCTGGTTCCCGGCCTATACGACGTGCAGGTTAGCGCGCAATGCGCCGAGCCGGCGACGGGCGGCCACACGCCGGGGTTCCACATCGACCAGAAGTTCAACGACCCGAACCCTATTTACACATGGACCACGATCTATACCACCTCCAATACCGGCTCACTGACCCGGCTGCTCAATTTTGGCGATCCGGCCAACATCTACCGCATTGTGGCGAACGATTATTCTGATGCGCCAGTAACCGAAGTGTCCATTCTGAAGATCAAGCGATGAACGTGTCCTTTACCATCTTCGACCCGCTCACTGGTGAAATCGACCACAGCGGGAACGTGTCGGATGAAACGTTTGAGTATTACGTCACCAGCGGGGCGCACGCGATTCTGGACGTTGAGGCCGACAAGCGAACCCATTACGTGCGTCTGACTGATCTTGAGATTGTCGAATACACCGAGGAAGAGCGGGTAGCGATCGCCGCGATCAAGCCGGGCTGGGTGTGGCAGATGCCGGAGCGGGTCGCGGTGGATGCGCGCGAACTGGCCGATACCAAGATGCAGAAGAACGCGGAGATCAATCAAAAACGACTCGCGGCGAACAAATCATCGTTCCTGTTCGCCGGCAAATCGATCGCCTGCGACGAACTGTCGATGATCGATATTCAAGCGATGAACGGCATGATATTACTGATTAACGGCCTGCCACCGGGCTTCGACAACCAGTGGAAGGCGATGGACAACACTTATGTCTCAATCCCCGATAAAGCCGCGTGGATTGCGTTTTACGGCGCGATGGTGGCGACGGGCCAGTCCAATTTCGATCACGCGCAGGAATTGAAGTCGGCGCTTGCCGCAGCGACTACCACCGCAGAAGTTGATGCGATTTCTTGGGAGGCTTGATGCAAAACCTTAAACACGGCCTGATGCAACTTTTCATCGCTCTGGACCAGTTGCTAAACGTCCTGTCGAGTCCATTTAGCACCGAGACATGGGCGGATGAGACATTGAGTTCGCGCTGCGGCCGGCTGGGGCATCGCTACCCGTACAAGTTTTGGAAGGCGGTGATCGACGCCGTGTTCGGGCTGTGGCAGGGGCCGAACCATTGCGTCAATGCGTACCACAAAGAAATGGCGCGGTACAACTCGCCACCGTCCATGCGCGAGCCGGTCGAAAAAGTCTAACCATCCCACCACCCAACCCGCTCCGGCGGGTTTTTCTTTTAGGCCGCCATGAACGACCACTCGCAAGAACTCACCGAGGCGCGCATCAACATCGGCCGCCTGCAGACCGAAGTAGCCCACCTCACGCAAGGCATGGAAGACCTCCAAGAAAGCAACAAGCAACTGACCGCGAAACTCGATCAGGTGCTTCTTGCTCTTTCGGAGGCAAGGGGAGGGTGGCGCACGCTGATGCTTGTTGGCGGGGCTGCATCTACGGCCGGCGCGGCGCTGGCATGGGCAATTCAACATTTCAAGGGGTGATATGGACCCGGCAGACCTCCTGAAAATCATGCCATTTGCGAAGGCGCGTATAGACACCTTCTGCAAACCGCTCGCCGCAGCGATGGCTGAATTCGACATCAACACGCCGGCCCGGCAAGCGTCGTTCCTGTCCCAGGTGGGGCACGAGAGCGGACAGCTTCGCTACGTACGCGAACTGGCATCCGGCGAGGCGTACGAGGGCCGCAAAGACCTCGGCAACACCTGGCCCGGCGATGGCGTCAAGTACAAGGGTCGCGGCCTGATCCAGATCACCGGGCGCGCGAACTACACGGCCTGCATGCTCGCCCTCGATGTTGACTGCGTCGACCATCCCGAATTGCTGGAACTGCCGGTCAACGCCTGCCGATCCGCCGGATGGTTCTGGAAGACGCGCGGCTTAAATGAACTGGCCGACGCAGGCGATCAGGTCAAGGTGAGCCGGCGCGTCAACGGCGGCACCAATGGGCTGGCCGACCGGCTGGCATTGTTTGAAGTGGCAAAGGGAGTATTGACATAATGGACTGGAAAGCACTCATTGGCACCGTGGCGCCGTGGATCGGCACAGCATTGGGCGGCCCGCTTGGGGGCGCCGCAGTTGGCGCGGTTGCTGATGCACTGGGCCTGTCGGACAAGACTGAAGCGAGCATCAAGGCGGCGCTGTCGGGTGTGACGCCCGAGCAGATGCTTGCGCTGAAAAACGCCGATCAGGCTTTCTCGGTCAAGATGCAAGAACTCGGTTACGCCAACGTCGAGAAGCTGGCAGCGCTCGCAGTCGACAATACGAAGGATGCGCGCGACATGCAGAAGGTGACGCGCAGCCCGATCCCGGCCGTCCTGGCGATCCTGATCACCATCGGATTCTTCGGCATCCTGATCGGCATGTTGTCAGGTAAGTTGACCGCCACCGACAACCAGGCGCTCTTGATCATGCTCGGCGCGCTCGGTGCAGCATGGGGCGCTGTGGTGAACTTTTTTTTCGGCAGCACGGCAGAGAGCGGGCGCAAGACGGAATTGCTCGCGCAAGCGCCGGCAGTGGGGAAGTAATGACCACCATCGTAGCCAACCGCACCAGCATGGCCGCTGACAAGCGAGTCTCCGGCGTGCCGGTCTTCCGCACATCGAAGATATTCAGGGTCCGCGGCTCGCTGATTGGCTTTGCTGGCAATACGGAGCAAGCGCTGCGATTCATTGAGTGGCGACGCACGCCCGAGGCAAAGCCGACGTTTGTCGAAACTGCCGACTTCATGGCGCTGGAACTTTCAGCGGATGGTCGGCTGACTTATTGGGGAGCCGAGATGGTCGGCATCCCTATCGAAGACGACTTCTACGCGATTGGCTCAGGCGCTTCGTATGCGCTCGGGGCGATGGCAATGCGGGCCAGTCCAAAGCATGCCATTGAGGTTGCGGCGCGCTTCGATTGCAGCACCGGCTCGGATGTTCAAACCCTCACCCTAGGCAAATGATGACCGAACCGCAGATCGACCAAGGACTGATCCAGTTTGCCAACGTCCGACAGCTTGAGATCATTGAAGCGATCGAGAAAACCGGGAGCATGCGCAAGGCTGCGGCGGCGCTTGGACTGCATAAGAATACCGTGCAGGATGCGATGAAGCGGCTGAAGATGACTGCGGCGCTCAAGGGATATTCGCCGGAGCACGACCTTGTTCATCCGATCGCACCAGGGCAGATGCTAAAGGGCGCCAGCACCTACTACAACAAGGATGGCAAGCCGACCGCGCAATGGGTGAAGACATCGGCTGATTCGGAGCGGCAAGCGGCGATCCAACGGGCGGCATTTGAGGCGATGGCGGAGGAATTGCCGCGACTCGCGCCCGCTGCCGGGCCCGGCTTCGTGAATAATGACCTGGCGACCGTCTACACTTTGACGGATAGTCACGTAGGGGCGATGTGCTGGCACAAGGAGAATCTGGATCCGCTGGGCGATTGGGACTTGGGTATTGCGGAGCGCACGCTGACCGGCTGCTTCGAGCACATGATCAAGGCCAGTCCAGATTCGCGCGTTGGCGTCGTTGCGCAACTCGGTGATTTCGGCCATCAAGATGGGCTTTCCCCTGTTACACCCACGTCATTTCACGTTCTGGACTCGGATAGCCGGTTCCCAAAAATCGTTGAAACGATGGTCCGGATCCTGCGTCGGGTTATCGCGATGGCACTGGCCAAGCATGAGCATGTTGTCGTGCTGCTTGCCGAGGGCAACCACGACATTTCATCGAGTGTCTGGATGCGCGTCATGTTCAAGGCGCTGTACGAGAACGAGCCGCGCGTTGAGGTAATCGACTCTGTCATGCCGTACTACGTCTACCAGCACGGATCCACGATGATCGCGTGGCACCACGGACATCTGAAGAAGAACGACCAACTACCAATTCTGTTTGCCAGCCAGTTCCCGCAAATGTGGGGCAGCACGAGCAAGCGGTATGCCCACTGCGGGCACCGGCACCACGTTGAGGAAAAGGAGCACTCCGGAATGACGGTCATCCAGCACTCAACGCTGGCGGCGCGGGACGCCTATGCAAGTCGCGGCGGCTGGATGAGCGAGCGCCAGTGTACGGCAATCACCTACCATGCCGAATTTGGGCAAGTCGCGCGCAGCACGGTAACGCCTGAAATGCTGGCCGCACCATGACCCTCCGCCCCTGCGCCACCATCCACTCAGATGGCAAGCCCTGCGGCCTGACGCCGGTCCTCACTCAATGCACCATCGACGGCAATCAAGTCCTCCAAGTGCGCTGTGCGTGCGGCAATCATGGCGGATCGGTCTTCTATCAAGATCCGAAGGATGCTAATCGGACCAAGCGCTCAACTATCGACGGGTGGAATCTCGGTGGGTATTTGCCTGTTCAGGTTACGTGAAAATCGGGCAAAGTTGACGGGCGGACTCCGGCGGGCTAGTCAAAGACACGGCCTTGCGGTCATGCGCGCTGACCTGCCGTATGTTCCGTGCCGCCGAAATTGTGACGGTTGTATGCCTCGCGCAATTCGGCGTCAGTGCCGTAATTTGTACAGACCCACGGAAACGGGATTCGCTCAAAATTAGCTTTCTCGCGCTCGGTCAACTCGCTCCAGAAATAGGCGTTGCCATCATCGCCCGTCACAGTCAACTCATCATCCCAATATCGCTCAATCGACCGCAGCCGTTGCTGACCGTCCAGCAAAAGCATGTGCGTATCGTCATCGGCCATCGACCGCGAGAAGTTGACCATGAACGTGCCAAGGCCGACGCCCATATAGATGCTCGTCAGGAATTTAGTGCACTGGTCATCCGTCCAAACCTCAGGGCGCTGCCACACCGGCAGCTTGTAGCCGAGCACGCTACGACCCTTGTATCCGTGGTCCGTCAGAATGCGATTTTGAGTATCTCGCATCGACATCATCCCGCCGAGCGAAGTTTGCATCAACTCTCCGTAGAACTTTCTGGCCGGGAATCTCGGTAAATCTTTCATCATTTCCCCTTGCTGACTTCGGCCAGCTTCAACTTCCACAATTCCCAAAGCGCCGCGTCCATCTTGCGATGCGCCGCGATACCCTCGGCAGTCTCCCAGCCCTGCCATGTGCGCAGGGGCTTGCCGATCAGGGCGGCGGCGGCGGTCTGCGTCAGGCCGGCAGCGGCGCGGGCAGCGCGGATTTCTTCTGGCGTTGGCGGAGTCGGCCTGCCTGTTCGTTCACGTTGCATTCAAAATTTCCCATGCTGCTGCTGCCACTCGCGGAACTTGTCCGTTGCCAATGGCTCTGATTTGCTCCACCCCACCGGCCACCCCATATGCCACTCTAGGAATCTCGGGTTCAGCGGGCCATGGTCTCCGTAGGAGCGCGCCTCCCTCGGTTTGCCCTTGTCGGCTCCCCGCATGTGGTGCGCCTTTGTATTCGATGCCGTGGGCGTTGGCAGCAATCCAGATGCGTTCTCTATCGTGGGCAGCTCCGGCGTGGTGCGCTCCAAGCACTCCCCATCGCGCATCAAACCCCATCTCGGCCAGGTCTCCGAGAACTCGTCCGAGTCCTCTAGAAGTGAGTATTGGGCTGTTTTCCACGAAGACGAATCGCGGTCGTACTTCGCCAACAATCCGCCGCATCTCACCCCACAGTCCGCTTCGCTCGCCGTCGAGCCCCCCCCCTTTCCCTGCGGCGCTGATGTCCTGGCACGGAAAGCCGCCAGAAACCACGTCAACAATTCCTTGCCATGGCGATCCGTCGAAGGTGCGAACATCACTCCAAACGGGGAATGGTGGAAGGTGCCCTTCATTCTGCCGCTGCATAAGTCGTCGCGCGCAGAAGGAATCGGACTCCACGGCGCAGACAGTTTTCCAGCCGAGTAATTTGCCGCCGAGAATTCCGCCTCCAGCGCCCGCGAAAAGTGCCAGCTCATTCATGCCGCCTCGATCATTTTTGCCAGCACGTCCTCAACTTGGCGGCCGGTAGAGTAGGCGACCTCTTTTGCCTCATCGACCATTGCTTCGGCTTCTTCGCTGACAAAACGATTGCCATCGACGCTGTAGCCGCCGAAGTCTTCCATGGTTCCTTGGATCAGTTCGATTTTCATTATGGCCTCGGTGGTAGTTTGTGCTGCCGATGTGTTCATCGTACGCTCATTGAGCGCACAGTCAAGCGTTATTTTTGAGCCGTTGCAATTCGGCCAAATCAGATTTTTACGGGGAGAGGAACAGTACGCCGCTTGCCAGGCTCAGCCAGCACGCGCACCACAGTCCTGAAATTGACGCCATTCGCTGCCATCATGTCGGCAGCGGCGCGACGGGGCAGCTTGAGTGCTTCGTCAACGATCTTGGCGGCGGCTGAGTTTTGGCGGGATGACATGGCGCTACGGTAGCGCTGGCGGGTGGCGGGCGGGCTGCGGTGGGTCAATCGTGCGCGGCTCCGGATTCTGGCCGGTGTAATTTCTGGTGCAATCCGGTGCAATTCAGCGCCGTTTTATGGGCCTCTGGAAATAAATCCTCCTATGAGCGCCCCGTTGAACTTGACTTGTAATGGCATTCACACTGCAGGGGTCGCAAGTTCGAAACTTGCACTTCCCACCAAAAACAACCAGTGGATTCAACGAGTTACGATGATGCCGACTTCTTCGCAGGTCGGCTTTTTTTTGCCGGTGTAATTTGTTGGTGTAATTCCTCTGGCTGGACTAGCTGGGAGAGCTTGCCGAGCGCGGCCCGCTGCGCATCAACCTGCAGATGGGCGTAGCGTTGCGTGACTGCCACGTTGCTATGCCCAAGCACCTTACTGATCGTGTACAGGTCGACCCCGAGTCCCAACATGATGCTGGCGCACGAATGCCGCAAGTCGTGGAAATTGACGTGCTGCATGCCGGCCGCAACCCGCGCACGCCGCCAGGACGACTTGACACCATCGACGGTAAGTGTCAGCGGGAAATGGTGCAGCCAAGGGCGCAGGGCAGGGATGATCGGGATCACGCGCATCTTGTTTGTCTTCGTGTGGCTCGCCGGCAGTATGATCGTGTCAGCGCCTATGTGCTCGGAACGGATTTGGAATATTTCGCCGCGGCGCGCGCCCGTCAGCAGCGCCGCCCAAATCGCCGCCTGCGCCTGCTCTGAGCAGTGCTGCGCTATCTCGCGCACTTCCGCCACGGTCAAGAATACTTCGCGCTTGTTGTTGACTGCCATGCTCTGGATGCGAAGACCATAGTTCTCGCCTATCAACCGCTGTCGCCAAGCGATCGATAGCCCCTTCTTGGCGCAGGCCAGCGAGCGATTGATCGTCGCATGTGCGTAAGCGTCCCGCGTGTCACGAATGAAATGGTCGGCAAACTCCTGCGCCTGACTTGCCTTGTACTTCTCTGCCCACGGTCCAAGCCGCTTTGCATGGTGGATCGAAGTGTCGACGCTCCGCAAGGTCTTGGCGTGATCGACGTATAGCGCCATGACTGCCGCCATCGACGGATCGCCGGGGATCTGGACGCGCTTAGGTGCGCGCGCCACCGCTGCGCGCAGTTCTGCCTCGACTAGCTTGGCATCACCCGCAGATGCACCTTCCGGCAAGACTCTGTGAACTCTTTTCCCGCCGACCATAATTCCGACGTGCCTGCGGCCCTTGTTGTCGACCCATGTTGACACTGCTGATTCTCCTTAAGCCACTTTTTGCACTCTGCAAGGTCGTACCGCTTGGAGCGCACTCCGACCGGCGTATATGGTAGCCCATTCTGTTCCAGGCGCCTGATTGTCGACTCGCTGACGCCCAATGCGGCGCAAATTTCCTGCCGGTTTAGTTCTTTCATGGCTCTATCCATTTACCAAGTGGGTTGCACCATATCGAACCCTTGACCCAACTATCTCCGAACGGCCAGTTTTTCAGCCTCTTCTTGTTGATGCCTGTTTTGCTGAGGTTATGCTTTGGCCGCTCCTCCCTGATAGCCTTCGCCTCCGCCCTAAGCGCTGCTGGGCGACTAGGGAAGTGCTCTATCTTAACAACGGCAATTTCGCCGAACCAAGAAGACTCATTGCGATGCTTGGTAAGCCTGACGAGTGAGCTTACCGATATTCCAACATATAGCAGTTCGCCATCGATATTGAAGTGGCGGTAAAGCGCCGCTGGCTTAGCAAGAAATTCCCTGTCCATCTCATTCCTTCCTTTCATCCGGCCCATCATCCGTTGGCGCACAAGCCCCGCACGGCTGCCCATTCACCCTGCGCGTCCCGCCGCAGTCCCCGCACTGGCTTGGCTCCGGTGGCTCGGGCTTGAATATCCGCTCCCATGCGCCCGCCGGCATCACGCCGGGCCTGCGTACCGATCCTTTGCCGCTCATTCGTCCCTCCCGGCGGTCCAGACTAGCCAAGCCAAAAAGCCAAAGAAGCAAATCGGCATAATGACGTGCTCGCCTAAAGCTTGCATTTCCGCTGCGCTCATTTGCCACTCCCCGATTTATCCCGCACCGCCGCCAATTCCTTAGCCAGCGCCTCCTTGCGCCGCTCGCCATCCTCGCTACTGCCGCCGTATTTCGCAACACGGTCGAGCGTGGCGATCTCGCCGCGGATTTGGGACTCGCGCGATTCTTTGGCGGGCAGGATCCAGTTTAGGAAGATGGTCATTGTGGGTCTCCTGGCAATGCCGATGCGGCGAGCATGGCGGCGTAACACCGCCTCGCGCGGAATGCAGCCTGTTGGCATCCGCTCATCTGATCGTATTCCCCTGGATAGGATGCGCCGTCGAAGACGCGATCAGGCACGGACTCGAAGCCCGCAATGACCATGTCCTCCGTCGGCTCAACCGGCACGACAACGCAGCCATCCGCCACAACCCGCCCCGCCCGATACGGCAGCATCGCCTCAACCTGCTCAACCGTTGCCGCTTCGGGATCGGCCAGCACATCAAGGATATGCGCTGGTGCATCGTGCGCGCCTGCGATCTGGTAGACGCTGGCGATGATGTTCAGGAGCTTATCGGTGTTGGTCGTTTCCTGCGCTTCCAGGCAAGCCCCACAAGTAGCTTCACCGTATGGCGTTTGCTTCGGGCATTGGTGCGGCCGTGGTGCCGGCGCTTCCTGTGCTTCAAGCTGGTCCAGCAGGGCGAGGATAGCAGCAGGGTTGGCGGCAGCGATAAATCGGGCGTTGGCCTCATTCGGCGTCGGCGTCACGTTGAGAAAGTCTACGCATTGAGCCACGTATCGAAGCTCCGTGTCGGCAGCGTAGACTGTGGGCTTGGCTCCGTTGCGGTCAAATGACCCGGCGTGCCACGGCCCCGGCGTCGCCTGTTTCGCCGCATCGCGCAGTTGTTGCTGTTCTGGTGTGAGGGGCATTATTTATCCTTGAAATTCGTTGCAGTTCAGCCTTCACGTAGGCCATCGCTTCGGCCTTGGCGCTTGCCTCATCGGGCGCTGGATCGCCGCATGTGTTCTTGTGCGCAACGCCAGTACTCCATCCGGCCACCCAATACCATTGCCGCTCGTCGCGATGCAATGGAGCGACGGTTGCATATCGCGTTTCACCATCGCGCAGCGTCGAGCCCTGATTTCGGCAAACTATCGCAGCAAGCCCGGTCGGGCGCGAGTTCTTTTTCCATCGAAGTGCCATCGGCTCAGTCCTTTTCATTTCGCGCTGTCGCGCTGGGGCGGGTATCGGATTGGCTGGCCTTTACGGTAGGGGCGGCATCCCGCAAATGCTTGCGCCACCAAAATTGACCGCGCTCGGTCGGGTGCTTCTCGCCGAACCACACGCCATCAAGCGGTGCGGAACCGTCTAGAAACGCATGCACGGCCCGCAATTGCGGCGGCAGGGTCGGGTCTGGTGAAGGGGTGGCGCGACGATTCCACGAGTCGATTGCTTGGCGGCGGCTGGTAGTTGTTTTGCCGTTGGTGGATGCGCAGGTATCGCTTTCGCATTGCACCCAATGATCGACGCCGTACTGCGTCTGCATGCTTGCCTTCGACCCGCAGAACGGGCAATTTGCGATGTCGGCGCTCATTGTGCTTTCCCCTGGGCCGTCGCAATCTCGCGGACTTCATGGCAGAACCGGCACTTTTCGGTCATCCGAACGCTGGCAGACACTGGCTGCAATTCCCACATGTGCTCGCACAGGTTTAGTTTCGGTATTGCGGTAGGCGCTTGCCGAGCGGCGAGAGATGCGCGGGCTTGCCAGCCAACCCAGCAAGACTGTAGGTGGCTGTTGGCATATTCATCGCGGCCACTCGGCGACTTCGTCCGTGCAAAGTTCAATTCGGCAGGGAAGAACCGGGCCGCGTTCATCGCTGCTTCAAACAGCGCGCCTTCGGTCGCCAGATCAGCGCCAGGTGCAGGGACAAGGTTCATGCGTTCCTCAAATTCGATAAGTGACTCGGGGTATTCTTCTTCGCCTGTGAATGTGCTGCCGAACATTATTCCTCCGCTGTTTTGACGGTTGCCGGGGTGGCGACAGGCCGAACGTCGCGCAGCAATCGCGCATTCGAGCAGCCTTCCGAGTCAACAACGCGCACGAAGACACGATGCAGGGCGGGATCGCCGCCGAGGTCGCCCCATGCGTAATAGCCGGTAACGGTGTGCTCAGCCCATTTGTCCTCGCGCGCCAAGTGGATCAGCACCTTCGACCCGACCTGCGGCAGCACATCGCCGTACGCAGGCTCCTGCACCGCCACTTGTGCAGCCGGTTGCGCTACATCAGCTTCCAGCATCGCTGCCGCCTCGCGCATCGTCTGTGCCATTTCGTCGTCAGGGTTGGCGTCGGACAGCTTTGCTGCATCGTCTTCCAGGCAGGCAATCAGCGCTTCACGGTCAGTTGGCTCGTCGGATTGTGCAGCCGGTTGCGCGACTGCGGGCGCAGCAGCGATGAATCTTTCACCGTCGTGCCGACCCAATGCGCGAAGGGCGATCAGTTGCGTCGTCCACAGGCTCGGGCCGATCCTATCGTCCTGATATGGCGGCAAGCCTGTCGGTACAGGCCGCGTGCCGGCAATCTCATTCAACGCATCCCGCAAGCGCTTCACCTCGGCATCTTCAGGTGCGGCCGGTTGCGGCACGCTGACAGGGGCGAGGGCATCCGCAATTTGCTTTGCGGAGTATGTGCGTGGCATCATCCCTTGCAGGATTCGGAATGCGTCGAAGCCCATGCAAGCAACCTGCTCTGTTGTTAGAGCGGTCGGTGCGCTGGCAGGGGCGGCAGACTTGAGGGCGCGTATTTTGGCGGCGAATCCTTGTGAAATTAGATGCAAGCCGTTCGGATTTCCTCTGTATTCCAATTCGCAGACCGCTACCGCCTCTTCCAGCACCGCATCGCGATCCACTGTCGGGATAGCAGGGGCGGCAAGAGAAGCGCGAAGGGTTGCGGCTTCGATTGCGCGGCATAGCTCAAAGCGACTGTTGGAAGTGCGCGACCAATTAGCCATGATTTCTTCAACTTGGCCGGTGGTCAGAATTTGCCCACCATTGGCGGGGGTAGTGTGGTTGGTAGACATGACTTTTCCTTAGAATGGGTGCTTGAGTACGATGATTGCAAAGAGGGCCAGCGATGCGATTTGAGCCGGGAACATCCACCAGCGCCGCCCCTCGGGGAAGAATGCGACCATGCGCGCCAGCCCGACCGTTTGGAATACAACCCATACCGACACGATCAACGCGAAAGCCCATCCGATTGCAAGAGATGCGCTCATTGCTCACCCTCCGTGCTCGCCCCTGGTGCGGCAGTCTCGGCCGATTCTTTGCTCGTAATGCCGCCCATGCGGGATGTCGGGGAGGTGGCTGCGCGGTCCGGATCGGTGCGAGCGAGTTCCGCGCCAAGCGCCGCCAGCGCGTCCTGAATCATCCGGTAGCCGTGATGTCCTGTGCCCTCCTGATAGTTGACCATCAGCCCCAAGTATTTAAGCGCGCTATCGTCGGACAGATGCACCTTGGTCGGTACGCCGTCGCAGATCGTCATGGCGTGACCGAGGGCGGAGAGCGCCTGATACGCGATGTCGCGCGAAATCGGCTCGGTCGGGGCTGGTGCGGGTGATGGGGAAGCGGCATCGAACACACTCGCGACGGATTCGATGTCCTTGACGTACGGCCAAGTGGCAGATAGTGCAGCGTCCTTGGACTCGGCGGTCTTCTTCCAGGCCAGCATGCCGCCGTAGTAACGCTCGATTTCATCGGCGGCTTGCATGAACAATGTCATGCGCTCGTGCGTGCAGCCGGGGTTGCAGGACGCATCGCGCAGCCGCTTCGACAGGCCGGTAGGCGCGCTCGGGCCGGTTAGTTCTGGTAGTGGCGCGGCACCGGCAAGAGCCTTAAACAGCGGCAACAACTGATTGCCCACCAAGCCGATAGTTGCGCCGCGCATTTTGGTGTTATTCAACAATACTTCGGCTATGCGCTTGTAGATTTCGCTGTCGCTCAGCTGGATCGAGGTTGGCTGGGCTGGCAGTAGAGCGGAACCGGCGTCCTGCCCAACATTGAGCGTGATCCAACCGAGGTCTTGCGCGGACTTCGGCTCGCCGTCTGCGCCCAAAAAGAAAACGTCATGCACGATTCGATCTTGAATCGGCCCGTCTTGCTCAGGGACGTTCGGCAGCCAAAATGCCAGCGCATTCGACAGGCTCGCGTAATCGTCGCGCAACGTGTCCATATCGGCCATCAGCTTTTCGACTAGCGCGCTCTGCTCGGGCTGGTCTGGTAGTGGCGCAGCGGGGGCAGCGGCAGCTTCAAACGCACGGCCAGCTTTCCAAGCATCGCCCAGCGAAATGATTCCTTGGCTCGACTCGTTCAGAAAGCGCGACAGGAAGACCGCGAATGCGTCCTGCTCGGCGCGGGACCACGGCTTGTCGTCGTCCAGTTGCGCGGCAAGTTGCTTCACGGTAGGTCGGGCTTGCTCGGATGGCGCAGCAGGAGCGGCAAACTCCCTCCACTCGGCATACGTCGGCAATCCGCGATCACCATTCCGGTACTGAGCCAGCAATTCCGCCAGCTTCTCGCCGGTCCTGCGCTCTGCAATGCGTTCGTCACCAAGCAGGGCGAGGGCAGGGGCATTCGCTTTGGCTTCAGCGCCCATCATCTTCGCTACCTGCTCCTGATACCATGCGATAGTTTCATTGAGGCGCGTGATTTCCTTTGCCTGCTCAACGATCCTGGTGTTGAAGCGGTCTTCGTCGGTGATCATTTGTTGTCCTTGGTTAGGGTTGCTTGCGCCAAGCGAGGTATGGCTCGCGGATCAACTTGTGGAAGCGGTCAGCCGCCATCGGTTCGGTGTCGAGGTGCTTGCGTGATGTGATGCGGCATACCTCAAGAATGACCGCCTTCGCGCCTTCCTCCCCTCCGGTGAATTCGGGCCGAAACGCGCACCACAGCCAAAACTGCTTATCGGCGCAGAACGTGCAGGCCATCACGCAAAGCTCGCCTGGGCGCGGCTTCGGCGCAGCCTGCGCAACTGGCTTTTCGTCGTCGCCAATCTCCACCATGACCGCAGCAAGCCTATGCCCGGTATTGCCGCCCTTGGACACCGTGAGCAGTTTGAATTTCTCAATATCGTTAGGGTCGGACAAATCGAAGGTAATACGCGGCCCGCTGCGGGATGTATCCGACCAGCTATAGAGTCGGATTTCTCCGGAAAATACGATGTGGCTATCATCCATTTGCGCCATCCTTTCTGACCAACTGGCCGCTATGTCTGAGCCTGGCTTCCATTGTTCTGCGCCGCACTCCCGCATTTGCGGCGATGACTGCGACCGATACCCACTTGCCATCCACGACTGCGCCGACGTTGTTACGCTTGTTGTTTGCCTGCTCGATTACCGTCGCCCATCTGCAATTACTTGGCTCGTAGTTCCCGTCTGAGTCACTTCTCTCAAGAGTCATGCCATCAGGGCGCTCGCCCATATCCGCTAGAAAGTTGTCAAAACTTGTCCATCGCTCGCACACAACGATCCCGCGCGCTCCATAGTCTGCAAAACTTCTCACATTGGGATTACCGCACCTATTGGTCATATTCACCCATGTCTGATAAGTGCGACTCGCCGATCCGCCAGCAGTGTGCCCGTGCGTTGTTACTGCGGCGGCGACGCTGGAGTGCCGAGTGCAGCCGCAAGATTTAACGTGCCCACTGACGACCTGGTGCTTAAGGTTCAGGAACTCGACGCCGCAGAAGCACTTGCATACCCAAAGCCATTCGCGCCGGCTTTTTGTATCGCTGCGTCGGAGCAATTGGAGTTCGCCGCGGAAGAGTGGATCGCTCACGCCAAGCCCTCGCTATCAGCAATGTATTTCCGCAGCCGCACGATCAGCGCCGGCTTATCCAGTCCCCATTCGGCGCCCATCTCCGTGATTTCCTCGTCCGTCACTTCTGCATCGTCGCCGCTGTCAATGCGGGCATCGCGGGCGCAGCAGGACTCGGGGCGGGGCAGGTTATCGGCGCGCAGGGCGGCAACGGTGGCGTTGCAGCGGGTCAGTTCGGCGGCGGCGTCGAAGTGCGCTGCGATGTCTTTGATGATGGCGTTCATGCTGGCTCCTGTTAGGTCAATTTCGCGGCTTCGTCTAAAGCCATTTGCAGCGATGGGTATTCGCCCACAAGATATTCGTTACCGCCGTACTGTGCGATTTCAAACACCTTCCAGCCTTCGCCGTCAGCCTTTGTGATGTAGGTTCCGTCCTCGATGTAGTCGGCTTCCTGGAGCTTTAAAACTCCATCCTCGATATACGCCGTCATTTTTCGATGGCTCATGCCGCCTCCAAAATGTTGTGCTGAACCTTGATCTGCTGGACGACGCGAGCAAGATATTCGCGCGCCATTTCGACCTTGCGCTTGATCTTTTCTTCCAATTCCATATCGCGCTCATACCGGACGACGGTAACGCGCAGGGCTGGGTCGATGTGGTCAACGAAGTGCAGTTCTTCCTGCTCGAACTTGATAAGCTCGTCGGGCGTGTTGACCATGCAGTACGCAACGTCCCACACTGGAAGTTCCCACAGCATCATGTAACCGCGACACTGCCATTCGTAGGTCGCATCCTCGCCGTCTTCCGAAAGCGCGGGGAACGTGCCGAGGGACCATGCTGATTTAATGTCGATGCCCTTGACGCCTGGATTGATAATGTCAGGCTCTCCGGTGATCCATTCATTCGTGCGGCGCTCGGTATTCTTCTTGTAGTTGGTGAAGAAGACCTCGTTGTAAAGTGCGATTGCCTGATCCTCGACTATCAGACCCTTGTCCATATACTTGCCGGTCACAACCTGGTGAAAGTTGTACATGTACTCGCGGGCGAATAACTTCATTTCGGTCTTCGCGCCAGCCGACAAGCTGCGGTCGAGCAGTCCTTTGATGAGCGCCTTTTCGTCGTCCGACTTCTTGGGCTTGCGTGCGATGGCGGCGATTTCCGGCGTAAGCAAGGTGTCGTCTATCGACTTCGCATCAGCCATGATCGAGGCGAGAGAAGAGCAGCGAATCTTAATCATGCGACCTCCGATTCAAGTTCTTTCAATGCAGCCTGCTGCGCGTCGGTAAGGGCTGCGCCAGCGCGCAACTTCGCGGCGGTGTAGGTGCCAGCCTTAATACCTTCCATCGCCGCCTTGAACCGCGCATCGGTTAGTTGCGCCGGCTTCTTCGCTGCGACGCTTGGCCGGATACGTAGGCATTCCACCAATTCGTTACCCAACTTTGCGGTGCTTGCGAAAAGCGTGATCTGCTTGCCCGCCCAGTCCTCGATGAAGGGGCCGTACAGCTTGTGGATCGACTTGGAATTGGTCACGTTGAGGATCATCGGCTTCTGCCCCTTGAGGTGGCAAATCGTGTGGTCCTCCTTTTTCCCGCCCATCATCGTGACGGTCTCCAGTTGCACGCGCTCGATGGTGACGGTGATGTCGTCGCCGTTCGGTAGCGCATAGGCGCCGATGTAGCGGGGATCGACTAGCTTCTTCCAGTGCGTTTTTGTTTCGTTCGTGTCCATGTTTAACCTTTTTGCTCGGAGGTTATTTGGCCGGGTGGCCGGTACATCACTTCAAAAATCTTGCGACGATCCGCGCCAGCACCGACCAGCACGCATCCGCCATCAGCCGCACCCCGCTACGCGTCCGAATCGTTGGGATGGCTTTCATTTCCGCTCACCCTTGGCCTGCTGCTCAACGTGCGCCCTTGCTGCTTTGTCGTCAGCCTCATCCTGCCGCTGCGTGTGAGCGAGGACGGCAAGGAGGGCTACTCCGGCGATTGTTGCGGTTGCCCAGTGGTGCGCGCGGGCGGCGATGTCGTGTTCGGTCATGGCAGCAGCCTCACGTTTGGATCGCCAATGGCGCATACCAGGGCGAGCAGCAGCAGGATGACGACCGCATTGCGCTGCGGGTAGCGAGTGGTGAAGCGGTCTTCGTTCATTGCTGGACTCCTTGGTGTGGGTATGCTTTCACCTCAAAAGCCCCATCGTGTGGGGCTTTTGATACTCCGTAGATTTGCCATAGTTGGCCGCGCTTACCAGGATGCCGCCCGATAAGCGCATGCCTTAGCCGTATTCCAGCGCGGGCGATTTGCCCTGTTTCGCTTCCGCCTCGCCGGTCGTCAAGCCATCGGCATATGGCGCGCTGACGATCCAGTAAAGGACGTGGAAGACCATTGGTAAAAGGTGCATTGAGTGACTCCAATCAATCCGTGTACGCCGTCGCGTGATGCCGATGCCGCTCGGCCCATTCGCGCTGCGTCGGCGTCGTGCCGTCCTTCAGGTCCAGCCATAAGCCCATGTTGACCATCTGGCGACCGCGCAGCAAAGTTGTGACGTTGTGCGTCGTCCCGGCGATCATCACGGCCTCAACGATGTGCTCGCCGTCTTCGATCACGCCGTACAGGTCGAATTTCAGATCCTCGTTGAAGGCGTATCCGGCGTGCAGCAGGGCGAGAGTGGCAGCGGTGGGGACGCGTGCGTTCATACGCTACCTGCAATGGCGAGTGCGTCAGCGGTCATTGCTGCGTCGATAAAGGCGAGATCGCACTCGGACGGCTTGACCATGCGACGGGCGTATTTGAGCGCCTCCACCAGCTTGCCGATAATCTTGTCGCGGTCTTCCACGTTCTGCCGCCATAACTCGCAGTCGGCAACCACTTGACTATGCGTGTGCCAAATCTCAATCAGGCGCGCTTCGTTGGCGTCTGCAACGGCAGTTCCAACGGCGCTGGAAAATGCCTGGAACAGCGGCAAGCCGTCCTCGGTTTCGATGATGCGCTGGCCGGCGCGGGTTAGGCGGGCGTTGGTGTGGGTGGTCATGGGGTGACTCCGGCGAAGCGGGCGCGGTCGATGAATTGCACAAGGCCGCAATAGACCGTCACTACCGAGCCGTCGTCACGTTCAACGATTGCCACCGGGTTCGATTGACCCTCGCCGTCCGCCTCTTGCGCGAACTGGTGGAACGTTCCGGTGAAGTCGCTAACTTGAACGTTCCGCATCACGCCAGCGTCATCGCGCTTTTGGATATTCTTGAAAACCAAAACTCGTCGCATCACTTCTCCTATCGCGCGCAGTCGGCGCTAAAGTTTGCCGCTTGCTGCCGACGCGCTTCCTCGTGCGTCAGATACGGTGTCACGGCGTAGCCGTCAGCCTTCCAGCGACGGACGATCTTGCGGCGCTGCTTTGCGTTACCGGACGCGCCACCCGCGCCATAGAACCGGCTTCCATCCGGATGCCTAAGAACAAAAGAACCTTGAAAAGTGCGTTTCATGCTTACCCCTTATCGCGCGCACTCGGCGCATTTGTCTTCGTTGTTCGGCTCCAGATGCCACGAAAGCTGGCGCCTGATTTCTTCCGGTGTCGGCGGTGGCGTCCGCTCTACTTGGCGCTGCTGCATCCACTGGCGGACCTCGGCGGGCGTCGGCTTGGTGGTGATGGTCAGGGCGGCGATCATTGGGCACGCTCGGCTAGCATGGCATCGGCAACCACGTATGCAGCCGATGCAGCTTGCTTTGCGTGCCGCTCGTCGGTGTCGCCGCCAGCGAACATGTCGGCCATGATTACGGCCATCGCCTTGGCCGCGAAGTAGTCGCGCACTGAGACGCTGAAATGCTGGTCGACCACTTGACCGCTGATGGAATCCAACTCGAGCAGAGGGAATGCCGGCAGGTTGCCGCCATTGTTCGCGGCGCTCATGCTGCCACCACTTTCAAACTCGCCATGAAGCGCTCAAACGCGGAGGGCACAAATGGCGCCGTCGTCGCGCGAATGAAATCGTCCAGGCTGGTGCGGCGGGGTGCTGCGGTGGGACTGGTGGCGGTCATGGTGGACTCCGGTGTGTTGTTCGCTGCTAAGACTCCATTAAACACGATGTTTAGGAAATGTGCAAACACTATGTTTGAAAATCGGCTAAAATATTTTCGTCGCGTGTACTTTTGCGACTTTGGATTGCGAGCAGGGAGGGGAAACCGCCGACGCCGCGATATCGAGAGCCAAGGACGACCGGCAGGGCAAGCGTGGGTGGTAAGAGTAGAGCGCGCCGGGGCGGGTGGAAACACCTGGATAGTCTGCTGACAGGCTGTGTGTCCGAAGTTGCGAAAGCAAGGGATACGTCGCCCTCCACGGAAGCAAGTCTTTACGGCTAGCTACTGGGAGGGTGACGCCGTGGAACCGAGTGCTCTGCTGGGATAAACTAGAACCTAGAAGCTTGAATCACTGATCTTGAACTACCAAATACAGACAGAATTAGTACCTTTATAGCAGCGACCCGCCGAGAGCAAAAAAATGCCCGCAACCGAACTCCGAGTGCCATACGCGCAAAAAGATGCGGCCAAGGCACTAGGCGCCCGGTGGAGTGGCGAGAAAAAGACTTGGTACGTGCCGGAAGGGCTGTTGCTGGCGCCGTTTGAGAACTGGCTGACGAAGCCGTGCGCCAGCAAGTCAAAGGCCGTGGCTGGGCCGCAAAATCAGCCGGCGAGGGTGGATAGCTACGTCGGCAAGACGATCATCGGCGCGCACTATTTCGACCTGGCGCACGACTGCAGTCCATTCGTGGAGTGCCTTGAGTGCCGGGGCGAGCTGGAGTCGTCGGGCTGGGCCGAAGCGCGGAGGGCGGCATTATTGGCCGTCGCCGCACTGTAGACGCAAGCGTCAGGCCTTGACGGAAAACGCCCACGCTCTCGCGGGTTCAGAATCCTTCGGTTCCTGTAAGCATAAAAGTCCAAAAATATGCTTGCGCTACCGGATTATTCAAATTACCATGCAAGCACTCAACTTAATAAGGAATGCTTACATGGACAAGCCGAAGAAGGACGAGAGCAAGGCTAAGGGCGGGATAGCGCGCGCCAAGGCGCTGACGCCAGAGAAGAAGAAGGAAATAGCCGAGAAGGGCGCGGCTGCTAGGTGGGGTGCCAAGCCACTACAAGCAATTCGGAAAGGGAACTTCCAAGAAGAATTCGGCATCAATGTCGACTGCTATGTTCTGGGCGACGAGCAAAAGACTGCAGTGATAAGTCAAACTGGAATGGCTGTTGCGCTCGGGTTGTCGCCTCGAGGGAGTTCCTTTCCGAGCTTCATCAACAGCCAGGCAATGGCCGACTCCATCGGCGGCGAACTTAGGGAGAAACTCGGGAAAACTCTTTTAATTCAATGGGCTTCTGGCGGCGGCGAACAGCCGGCAGTCATCATCCACGGCCACGACGCCGGACTGTTGATTGATGTTTGCAATGCTGTTGCAGACGCCCATCGGAAGGGGGCACTTGGGAAGCGCTACGAGAAGGTGGTGCAACAAGCGTCAATAATTAATGGCGCCTCGGCCAAGTCTGGGATCAAGGGTTTAATTTACGCCCTCGCTGGGTATCGACCGCAGATTGAAGAGGTCATCCAGGCCTTCAAGGTCTACGTCCAGGAAGAGGCGCGGAAATATGAGCAGGAGTTCCCAAGCGAACTCTATATTGCATGGCAGCGCCTATACAAGATTCCCATGCCGGCGCGCGGGAAGCCTTGGCAGTTCATGCACCTAACCCGCCGCCATGTGTACTACCCGCTTGCAAAGAGTCAGGGCAAGGTCTTGGAATTATTGCGCGCCATACGGGCAAAGGACGGCGAACAAAAGCGCTACCTTTTCCAATTTCTCAATGATATTGGAGCGCGAGCGCTGCGTATCCATATGGGGCGAATCCTGGAAATGGCAGAGTCATCGCTGGATGATGCGGCATCCTACGAAAAGAAGTTCAATGACCGATTTGGAGATCAGCAAGAATTGGATTTTTTGCCGAGGGAGATGCCGCCTCCGAGCGCTCCCGACTAGGGATGCAGGGGTGCAGGGGTGCAGGGTGTCGACGCTGCCGTCGAGACCCCCCCCTCGCCTTGACGCCTTAAAGGGGGGGGGGCTTCTCACGGCATCCTGGCGTGCCGTTGCGCCTACTTCAACAATTCGATCTGGTCGAGCATTTCGCGCATCATGGCGCGCAGTTCGTCGTTCTGGCGGACCAGTTGCTTGAAGCTGGCGACCTCTTCCGCCGACGCTACCCTATGAATTAACTCTGCATTCATCGTTCGCCCGGCGGCTTTAGCAGCCGCCCTGACGCTTGCATGCAGGTCCGGCGGAAGGCGGATCGCTGTTCGTATGTACTCATCTTGTTTCGTGGCAAGTTTTGTCATTGCGCATTGTTGCGCAGAATACAATCCTTCTGTTGTTTTCGGCTTCATCATGAAGCCGAGATTGCGAAATTTTGAGATTGAAGATTGTTGCCGCTCGGCCCTCAATCATTTTCTATAGCGATAAATCCTATGCAAATTACATAGTGAGGAGGCGCAAAATGTGATAATTGGTTACATTCGATTACTAGAATTAACCCCTAATCACGCCTCTTTTTTAAGGCTGTAGTCCTACTCCTAGGGTGCTAAGGTGCACTAACAGTCACCACCTGCTAGGGAGCAAATATGGATATGTTTCACGAAGTTCAGCAGTTCTATGAGGCGATGTCGCCTTGGGCGCGTCGGAAGTTTCGGGAGACCGGGAGGGACTATGCGCGCACTTGGCCCGCTCCAAAAAACATACCATTACTTACGCTGGTGGTCGACCAGCCCGCTCCAAGCCAGCTCGCGCCGCGCGGACTCGACCGCGATATCAATCAATTTCCGGCCATCCTCGTTAGAAAGTCGGTAGACCAGTAGCATTTGCAGTTCGCCGGCCGTTTCGCATGATCTCTTCATTGCGTCCGCAAGCTGGTCCTGTGTGCGGGCCACATAAGGCGCACCGACCACCATTGGCCCGGCGCCCGACCTTACCCAGGCGGCGCTGCATCCGATGAACTCTTCCGCGTCAATCATCCCATCAGCCGACACGCCGCGCGCCTCCCAATTCACAACCGTCTGAGTGGTCGCATTTACGAGCTTCGCAATGGCGCTCGGCTTCGGCTCGGCCTTTTTCAATTTCTCCGCCGCCTCGTACAGGCGCACCATCTGCTCGTGCATTTCTAATCCTCTTTTTTGTTGCTTTGGCTACGGGTGCGAATGATCGCGCATCTAAACGCCACGTTGTTAAACATAGTGTTTGCGTTATTCTCAAACGTGGTGTTTAATACGACCTATGAACATCACAGATCAAATCCAAGCCGACAAGGAACTCATCGAGAAACACGGTGGGCCTAAGCGACTTGCGGAAGAACTCGGCTACGACATCACATCGGGCGGCGTCCAGCGCGTTCAAAACTGGACGACTCGTGGAATCCCGCCGAGGGTCAAGTTGGACCGGCCCGACCTATTCATCAAGGCAACCCGCACCCGCGCGCCCCGCAAAGTGTCCGCCGACTCATCCTGACGCCTTTTGTTTTCCCGCAACACAACCCTAATCCTGTTTTCCGCTTTCCAAGGAGATGACCATGAGCCAATCCAAGACCATCGTCGTGAAACTGTACCTCGACGCCGATTCCTACCTCGCCGCCAAGTCGAAATGCGACGCATCGGGCCTGTCGATGTCCAGCGCCGGGAACCTCGCCTTCCGTCAGTGGCAGCCAGCACATCATATGCGCCGCCACAGCCGGTCGGATATGCCCAAGGTGGTCCTGAAACGGGCCTTGTCGCTGCCCGGCGTGCGCGATGGACGCGGCGGCGCTCCCGATCCTCACCTGCGGGTTTGATGGCTTCCGACTGCGCGGAAACCGATAAACCCAAACCGAAAGGATGCGATGGAGAGTGAAAAGAAGCGCGCAGCACGCGACAAGGTCGTGAGCAAGGCGAGTACCTGGCTCGATTGCCGCAACGCGAAGGCCGCTTCGACTGGCGCAGCGAAACAGGCTGCACAGTCGGAGCAGCGCAAGGCAGAGCACGAGCTGGCAGAGGCGGTTGAGAAATACAAGAAAGTCGAAAACTGACGCGGCCACGCCGCACAAACTAGGGGAATCACATGAACGCAGCAACGATCACAACGTACGACCCGAACAACCTGCTCAACGTCCTGCTCGACAAGCTGCGCCTCAAGAACGACGCCGCCCTGTCGCGCATGCTGGAAGTAGCCCCGCCGGTCATCAGTAAGATTCGCCACCAGCGCCTGCCGGTCGGCGCTTCGCTGCTGATCCGCATGCATGAAGTGAGCGGACTGTCGATCCGCGACCTGCGCGACCTGATGGGTGATCGCCGCGCCAAGTACCGCCTGAGCGGGCAGGCATGGGCAACTGCGCAGGCGGCGGCATGAGCTACTGGAACCTCTACGACGCCAAGGTGGCTTTTGCCGACCTACTCGGAAAGACGCTCGTCAGCGTGACCGTCAACGATGCGAAGGATGAGATTCGTTTTATCACCGATGACGGCAAAACGTATCTCATGTACCACTCGCAGGACTGCTGCGAAAGCGTCAACGTGGAGTCCGTCACTGGCGACCTGCAAGACTTGATCGGCACGCCCATTCTCAAGGCTGAGGAATCGACCAGCGGCGAGCGGCCCGATGATGTGCCGGAGCCGGATTACGTCGATAGCGAGACCTGGACCTTCTACAAGCTCGCGACCATCAAGGGCTACGTGGATATCCACTGGCACGGTGAATCGAACGGCTACTACAGCGAAGGCGTTGATTTCGCGCTCTTGCCGGACGCCGACACTCCGGCCTGACCGCACCCATGGCCGCTCCCCCACGGCCCCTTGATTTTTCTCCTGAAAGAGACCCATGGATCTCCACAAATCCCACGATACACCTAGCGCAGCCAGTGGCATTGCGCAAACGCAGGCGGCTGATTGCGGCGCGTCAAGCGAAGCCGCTCCGGTCATTCTGGACGCCGACCATGGCCGCGCCATCGTGCCGCACCGCTCCGGTGGTGGCGCCTACGTCATCGGGCCGCGCCGCATCGGCATCTCCACGGCGCACATCCTCGCGCTAACCATGATCGGCGCCGCTTCCGCCACGGAAACCATCGCCGGCCGCGAGTTGTCGCGCCCTGGCGCCGCCCAGGACATCACTGGCCGCTCGCGCTCGCGCGCCTACAGCCAGCAAGTGGAGGAAGCTCGCAGGCATCAGGCCCAACTGCGCAGCGAGCACCCGACCCGCCGCTATGCCGAACCCATCCCGCCCCTTCCGAAGTCGCAGCAAGACCTTGACCGCCTCGCCGCCGCACAGGCCAAGCGCGACCGCCGCGCCGCAAAACGGATCGGAGCGCAGCCATGACCACCTTCTTTCTCCTTGGCGGCATCGTTGACGACTTCGGCAACCTGACCCGCGCATGCGATCTGCCGCATGACATCTACATGCAGCGCTACGCCTTCTTCCGAGGTGCCGCATGACGCCCAAGCTCCCCCAACCCAACACTGCCGCCTATCGCGCCGCAGCCCACCTGTCCAAATCCGGCCCGCTCTCCGTTGCCGACCTTTTCTCGCAAGTGCTGATGGCCGAGCGCGCATGCAACCGTCCCCGCGTGCTGCAGCGGGCCATTGATAGCGGCTGGCTGGTCGAATCGTTCGGCAAGATCGACTGCGGTAGCGATCTGCGCAAGCACTTCGATGGCCTGGAAATCTACGAGCCGAAGATCAAGCCGGTCGAGCAGAAAGCCACATCGCGCACCAACAGCGCCTACGACCGTCCGCCACTGCGCTACTTCACGAACTCACGCGGCGACCATGTGCGCCCGATCGATGAGCGATTCCAGCGCGGGGCTGATCACCACTTTTTCTCTGTACCGGGTGCAGCATGAGCGCGCCATTCAATGATCGCGGTCCGTTTGCGGTGGGTGAGATTTGCCGCATCGTCGCCGCTCGCAATTTTCCGGAACTGATTGGTCGGGAAGTGACGATCAAGGGTCCTAAGAAATGGCATAGGAACGCACTGGATGGCAGCGTGTACGAAGCCTACGACACTGATCTATTCCACCTCGGATTTATGGTAGGCCCACCGGAGGAAGCGTTGCGCCGCCGCCCACCCTCCGACTCCCACGAGCGCACCTATATGGAGAAGTGGCGCGACATGGCAGGCAAAGCGCCGCAGCGCGTGGGAGAGCCAGTATGAAGATCGAACATTCTGCCATCAACAAGATGGTTATCACTGGCGCGCCGTCGCTTGATCCGATCACCGTCTACGCCGAGGATATCGCGCCGCGCCAAGGCAAGATCACCATCGAGTGCTACGGGAAATCATGGTCGGCCTATTGGGGCGGCATGGGTAGCGAGCGGCTTGCGAAGTTCTTCAGTTCCGTCAGCACGGACTACGCCGCCAACTGCCTTGATCGCGGCATCGCTGCGTCCATATTCGATCCGGACGGCGTCAAGGCGCACGTCAAGCGGCAGATATGCAAAGACCGCCGCTCGCACGAATTGAACGCTGAGATTGCGCGCGGCCTGTTCGATGACATCGACAGTGAAAGCATTGGCGACGACCCTTGGCAAAACTCGGAGATACTCCAAAAAGTCTACGGCTCCGAGTGGTGGTATGCGCTCCCCGAAAAGCCGAACCCCGACTACGTCTACCTCTGCCGCATCGTCACGGCTGTGCAATCCGCGTTCTGCTCCGAGATGGTGCCAGCATGAGCCGCACTGGATTTCTCCGCCAAGGCACTCGCGCCTCAAACCTCGCCACTTCCAAGCGCCAGGACCCCGACGCAGCCCTCCACAGGCTCGCAGAAGCCGTCCTTGCTGATGTAGTGAGGGCTGATGCTGAGCGTGGGCAGGCGATACGGGATGCGGTGGCGAAGACGGAAGCGTGCGAGGTGGCGCCTTGAACGGCTCCGCCCTCACCAACAACGTCCGCGATCCCCGCGCACCCGGCCTTGGCCTCCCCGCCTATGCCCGCGTTTGCGCTGGTCCATGCCACCTTCGTCGCTCTGCCGCGCAATTTTCTGACGGGGCTACGTGGTGCAAACAGTGTGTTCTCAGGAGTCCTAAATGAAGCTATTTCTTGCTGAGGTGCGCTACGAGTTTGTCGTGGCGGCTGAGAGTGAAATCGAAGCAATCAAGATTGCGCAAAGCAGCGCGCGCGAAGTCGTGGCGAATGGGAATAACGAAGAGTGCGACGTTACCGGCGAAGTCAAGTCGGCGCGCGATCTGCCGTGGGGATGGGATGAGCAGGATTTGGCCTATGCCGCACGTGACGCCGGGGATGCGTCGATTGGTGACATTCTCCAAGCCATCGCGGACGCGCCGACAGCCGACACCAAGACGCTCGACATGTTCGCCGGGGTCGCCCCATGACCGCCCTCAACGCCCACATCGAGCGCGCTGCCCGATTACTACTTGCCCTGTCCGAGATCGAGCGGGATCGGATCTACCTTAAGCAGAGCGCTAGGCAGGAGTTTGCCGACTGCATGCTGGGGATCGTGCTGGCGGTCGGGCAGTGTGACTTTCTGATGGCGCGGCTTGGCGTGGGGCGCGCATGACTTCCTTTGCGATAGGTGAAGTGGCCGTGTTGCGCGGCTTAGTGCGCCAGCCTGAACTTAATGACCACGACTGCGTTATAGAAAGCGCGCCGCACAGCGGCCATTACGCAATTCAAGTGCCGGGCCATCCGCAATGGAAGTTCGTGCACCGGAAGAATCTGCGCAAGAAGCGCCCGCCAAAGTTCGACGCTGCCGCTGGTCGCCAAGCCATGCTTGACTGCATCGAGCGCGCTAAGCGGCCAATCGAGGTCGCCGCATGACCCTAGCCAGAACGAAGGGCCTGAAACCATCGGCGTTCAAGCGGGCAGATCGCAAGGAGGCGTCGGCTATCAAGAAGCTGCGCCCGAAAAAGTGCCAAGCCTGCCGCCAGCCCTTCGCGCCGCGATCCGCCTGGGCGAAAGCATGCTCGCCCACCTGCGCTGCCATCGTGGCGCAGCAAAAGCGCGAGGCGGAGGAGCGGAAGGATATCCGCGTGCGCAAAGTGGCGATGAAGGGCTTGCGCGAGTGGATTGCCGATACGCAGGTCGCCTTTAACGCCTTCGTGCGCGAACGCGACCGGCTGGCGGGCCATTCCTGCATTTCAAGTGGCAAGCCGCTCGATTGGTCTGGCAACAACGTCGATGCGGGTCATTACCGTAGCCGTGGCAGCGCTCCGCATTTGAGATTCGATGAGCGCAACTGTCACGCGCAATCAAAGCAAGAGAATCGATACGCATCCGGCAACGCCACGGATTACCGCATTGGCCTGATCGCGCGCATCGGCTTGTCTGCGGTCGAGGAACTGGAGGCGGACAACACGGCGCGCAAATACACGATTGACGAACTGAAGGCGATCAAGGCGCTGTACGTCGCCAAGCTGAAGGAGTTACGCAAATGAACATCGCCACACTCCAATTCACCGCCATCCCGCGCAACACCTGCCGGGGCTGTCTCTGCGAACACGAGCGCATGACCGTCTGCAACGCGGTCGGCCAGCGTGCCAAGGAATGCGGCCTGCCTGCATGTGATGCCAGCAGCGGAGGCTATATCTACGTCATCGCCGGATCGGAACTGTTCGGCATGGTGGAGCAACAAGCGGGGCAAAACGCGACGGCAATCGCGTCAGCCCCTGATCAAAACAACCATAGGGGAATATCTTGACTGACCAAATTGTATCGCAACGCAAGCCACATCCTCACGCCGAAGTGATTAAAGCATGGGCCGATGGCGCGCAGGTGCAGTTTCAATACTACGCCACTAAAGAATGGGGAGACGACAATTCCCCTCAATTTCATGTAGAGCGCCAATACCGCGTCAAGCCGGAGAAGGTCTATCCGGTGACGCGGATGGCGCACTCGGAAATGTTCACCGTCTATGCTTCGCATCTGCGTTGCAAGCACGGATACAACAGCGTTACAGCAGAAACTAGCGGCCTCGCGGAAGTCGCCAACGCCGCCTTGCGCCACGCAATCGACGCCGATCAGGTAGTTCCGATGGCCGAGGTGCAGGAAGTGGCGCGCAACCTGAATAAACGCCGGTACGAGCGCGCCGAACGTGCGTTGCTGTCCGCTGGCTTCGAGGATATTGGCGGCCAGGAATGGAAGCCGCCACTCGGAAAGGCGCCGCATTTCATCGAGGTCAGCGATCCGAAGCGCGATATGGCGATTGTCAAAGCGGTCATGGACCGGGTTAAGGAATCGGCCACGAACACCTACATGGGCAACAGCGCATACGAAACACTCATTGCGGATTACGCCCAATACGATCTGTCCGCCATCATCGCCGGAGTCCGCCCATGAAGCCGCTCACCCTCACCGAGAGCTTCGACCACCTGGAATTTGCATGCCGCGCCGTCGTCCTGATCTGCGCCAGTTTTCTCATGGGCTTGCTGATTGGCGGGCTGGTGTCGGATAGGGAGGTGGAATCGTGAGCTATTCGACCAGTTTTGGCGACTGCCGCCCCGTCTTGCGCGGCATGGCTACCGGCAGCATTGACGTTTGCCTGACCGACCCGCCCTATGGCGACACGAGTCTCGATTGGGACTCGCGCGTTGACGGCTGGCTCGAGGAAGTCGCGCGGATCCTCAAGCCGAACGCTTCGATTTGGGTATTCGGCAGCATGCGCTTTCTCGCGCCGCTGTTTGCTGAGATGGCCGCGCTCGATTTCAAATACAGCCAGGATATCGTGTGGCGCAAGCAGAACGGCACCGGCTTTCACAATGACCGCTTCCGCCGCGTCCATGAGCATGCAGTGCTGTTCTACCGTGGCGCGTGGGCCGATGTCTATCACGACACGCAGTACACGCTCGACGCAACCGCCAAGACCGTTCGGCGGAAGACTCGCGCGGCGCACTGGGGCGCTATCGACAACGCACCATTTGTCAGCGAGGACGGCGGCCCGCGCATGATGGTCAGCGTCCTTGACTTCAACAACGAGCATGGCAGCGCGATTCACCCGACGCAGAAGCCCGTCGACCTGATTCGCCCACTGGTGCGATATTCCTGCCCGCCGGGCGGCATTGTGCTCGACCCGTTCATGGGATCGGCCGCAATCGGCATGGCCGCGATCTACGAGGGACGCGGCTACATCGGCATGGAGGACGACCCGCGGCACTACCCTGCAGCGCTTGAGCGATTGGCTGAGGCGCAAGCGGGGCCGCCACAAGCCGCGCTCTTCGCGCCCGAGCCAATGAAGCAAGAGCAGGCCAATATGCTCGCGGAGGCTCCATGACCCGCACAGCCGAAATCACCAAAGTAGTCATCGCCGTTGAAATCGACGGCAAGCCGCACTTCGTCAGCCTGCCGCACGAGCGCATGGTGATGCTGATGAAACTGGCATCTGGCCTATCCGATACCGGCGCGCTACCAGTCGTCAAGGCGCCGGATGGGTATGTGTTTCAGGTATTGGAGGCCCCATGAACGAACAAGACAGCCGCACCCGCAAGCCCGGTCGCAACACATTCGACTCCGCCAACACGCGATATTCGCTCCAGCGCATTTTGGAATCATTGCTCACTCCCTGCACATATGGGCAGCTTGCCGCCTCGCTGCACATGAGCGACCGCAGCGTCCGGAGGTACATCACCCATTTGCGCGCCGAGCCAAACCGGCGCGTGCGCGTGAAATCGTTCCAGCCCATCCCAAACGGCCACATTCCAGTGTTCGCGCTCGGCTCGGCGCCCGATGCCGTCAGGCCAAGGCAAGGCGAGATTGCGCGCAACGCCAAATACCGCGCCAAGGTCAAGGCGACTCCGGAACTGCGCGAGCGGGCAACTAGGCAATCCTCGGCGCGATGGATGCTGACGAAGGCTAAGCGGTCGCCAAATACCTGGGCATCGGCGCTATTTATCGGCGTGCGGGTGCCGGTGATGAATGTGGAGGGGTGAGGGATGATCGTAGACCCTGACTTTTTCGAGCACTGGCGCACTCGCATGCTGGTCGATGCGCTCGGCGGTGATCCAATGGCGCCGATGTACGTTATGCGTATTTGGGCGCACTGCCAGAGCCGCCGCGCTACCAGCTTCACCATGCCGGCGGCTGGACTAAGGGCGCTGTGCCGCTTCGATGGCGACGCCGAATTACTTGAATCATCCTTGTCTGAGGCCGGATTCATTCAGCGCAACGGGGCGGCAATCGAGGCGCCTACGTGGGCCGAGAAAAATAAGTCGCTGGTTGCAAGTTGGAGTCGCGGCGGCTGGCAACTTGATGTTTCTGCTTCGGAATGGTTGCGACTTAGGGTGGCCGTATTCAAGCGTGATCGCTACACCTGTGTTTATTGCGGAGATAGCGAAAAGGAGTTGGATTGCGATCATGTAACGCCGCGCTCACGAGGGGGGGTGAGTGTGATGCACAACCTCGCGACGGCCTGTTTCACATGCAATCGATCAAAGGGCGCAAGAACCCCAGAAGAGTGGGGAGGCTACATTGGCTAATCCATGGTGCCGGCTTTGGTCGGACATGCCCAATGATCCCAAGTGGCGCACGATCGCCAGGCACTCGGAGCAGCGTATTGGCGACGTTCTGGCCGTGTATGTCCACATGATGACATGCGCCAGTACGCAACCGAACGCAGCCGAACGCGGCCGAACGGTGGGGTGGGTTGATGAGGACATCGCGACCGCTCTTGACTTATCCACAGACCAAGTCATTGCGATCAGGAGCGCAATGCAGGGTCGGGTGCTTGATGATGACCACCTGAGTGGGTGGGAAAAACGGCAACCAATTCGGGAGGATGAAACCGCTGCCGCACGGGCTAAAGCGTGGCGTGAAGCTCAAAAACCAGCCGAATCTGGCGACGATCAAACGCAACCGAACGCAACCGAACGCAACCGAACGCTAGATAAGATAAGACTAGATAAGATAAAAGAAGAAGTAAAACCTAAAGCACCGGCTGCGCCGAAATTCGCCCCCGTCGAGGAATTGGCGGCACGTGGGGTCGCGCCCCAAACCGCCCATGATTGGATTGCCCTACGCAAGTCCAAGCGCGCCGTCATCACGCAGACCGCTCTGGAAACGATCATCAAGGAGGCTGACAAGGCCGGCATGTCTCTTGAGCGCGCGTTGGCGATGTGCTGCGCGCGGGGTTGGACTGGCTTCAAGGCTGAGTGGGCGGCGCGGGACGGTGCAACGGCCGGCGCACAGCAGAGCGGAAAATTCAACTTCGGCAGCGTTGACCGCTCCGGCGACCAACTCGCGCAAGCTGCGTCAATGGCGAAGCATGGCCTCACGATCCCTGATGGCGAGGTCGAGCTATGAGCGAAGCGATGTCCTATCTCGGCAACTTCACGGCCAACGTCGCGCCGGTCGAGGGCGAATGTCCGACGCACGGCAAGGCAACCGTCCTGACGCGCGCCGGCAAGCCCTGGCACTGCCCTGAGTGCATGGAATTGCTCAAGGCTGCCGAGTTCGCGCAACTGGCTGCTGCCGAGCGCCACGCCCATCTGCACAAGATCGCCGATGTGCCGAGCCGGTATCGCGGGCAGAAGTTCATCGCCACCACGCCCGAGCACAAGTCCGTCCGCGTGCTGGCCGCGTCGTTCCGCAACTTCATCGTTGCCGAGCCGCGATGGGCGGCGCTGATCCTGATGGGCGATGTCGGCACAGGCAAGACGCAACTGGCGTGCGAGTTTGCGGAATCGTTCATTAATCGCTTGGCGCGCTCGGTCCGCTACGTGACCGCCAAGGGGATGATTTCCGAGATTCAGGCGAGCTACGGCAAGGAAGGCAAATCCGAAGAAGGCGAGATTGACCGCTTCGTGCAATACGACCTGCTGATCCTTGACGAAATCGACGCCATCCCGAGCAAGGACAACGCCGCGCTGCTGCTGACCGAGATCGTCAACCGCCGCTACAGCAATGACCGCCCGATGATCGTCATCACGAATCAGCCGCTCGACGGCCTGGCGAAGTTCGTTGGCGACCGCGTGCAGGACCGGCTGCACGAAAACGCATTCGTCTGTTCGTTCGACTGGCCAAGCTTCAGGAGGGCGCAATGACCCGCTCCCTAACCTGCGTCCTCTGCGAGCACTTCAAATTCCGCGACGCCGAACAGAATCCGTACCCGCAGCTCGCCCACGGCATCGGCCGATGTGCCGGCTACGACGGCCACGCTACCCCGGTCGAGCCTTTCGTTCGCTGGGATGCGCCGCATTGCGTCCTTTACGGCAAAGCGCCGGATATGGCGGCAAGGCTCCAGTTCGTGGAAATGCGGAAGCGGAAGGAGGGCGGGGATGTGGCTGCGGCTTGCGTACAGCCTCCACAGGACGAAAAGTCGAGTCCCCGACTACGAAGCCATGCGCCCATCAATTTAAACGCCGCTGAGGCCGCGCCATGAAACCCAAGCGCAACAAGAAATACACGCCTCGCCCCTGCGTCCTCCCGCTCAACATGCGCCACGCGATCAGCTTCGAGCTACCCGGCTACGTGGCATCGCTCGCACTCGGCCAAGACCATTTCTGCGAGCAGCACCTATACGACCTGCTCTCAAACGCAGACATGGTGCGCCGCATTGCGCCCGATGGTCATCCGATCCTGGCGACTGCGGCAGCAATGGTGCAGGCAATCGCCGCGATCCAAGAACGTGCCCAGCGGGTCAAGTTGGGCGTCACTGGCGATGAGTTACGGGTACTGCGCGAAGGCGTCGGGCTGACGATGGACTACCTGAGAACGGTGAGCAATATCGAGATTGACCGGGCGGCAAGGAGTGCGCTTAGGGAGTTTGACCGGACGGGAGTGTTACGAGTTTAACGGCAAGCGGCACGCCGATGAGTGCTGCGACTAGGGAGAAAAGAATGAGTGACCAAGCAATCGAGCAAGAAATCCAAGCCAAGGGCCTGACGGCACCACGCGTCGCGCCAGCCGACATTGAGGCGGCAATCGCCAGCGAGAATTTCTTCACTGCGGCAGATGGCGCATGGGGATCTGCAGCCGATCAGGCGAAGCGGGACGACCGTAACACTTTTGGGTATCAGTGCCCGGACTCGCTGAACTACCTGACCTTCTGCGTGCTGGTCCTGCAAAACGGCTTCACCGTGACCGGCGAAAGCGCGTGCGCCTCGCCGGAGAACTTCGATGCCGAGATGGGCCGGAAGATCGCGCGCCAGAACGCAGTGCAGAAGATTTGGCCGCTGATGGGCTTCGCGCTAAAAGAGCGCTTGCACTGCGCCGAGATCGCCGCCGAAGAAGGTGTCGACGCCGACCAAACCTAACACCGCGACCGCCGACCCGCGCTCCGGTCGGCAATTGAAGGGGAAAACATGAAGAAATCACTGATCCTGCCGTTGATCGTCTGCCTGATCGTTGCTGGATGCTCGGACGAGGGCGTGGCCCGCAAGGCGCTCGATGGTGCAGGCTATACCGGAGTTCAACTGACTGGCTACGAGTGGGCCGGATGCAGCGGCAACGACACCTACTCGACCGGCTTTAAGGCGCTTGGTCCGACTGGAAAGCCGGTCGTCGGCGTCGTTTGCTCGGGTTGGATGAAAGGCGCGACGATTCGCACGTTTTAACCGGATCGCGCACCGTCTGCGCGGGCACTGAAAGGGAAAACATGGACATTTTCAACTGGGTATTGCTGATGCTGGTTTTGGTCGGCGTCGCTGTGGTGATCCGCTCGTTCCGGCAGGCGAGCCGCGATCAGGCGGCGGCGATAGCGCGAGCGGATGCAGCGCGGCGTGCGGCCAAGGATGCGTGGTTCGAGCAGCGCAACAAGGGTGTAGTGCATCGGTCGGTCCCGCCTCCGCTGCGGTCGGTGAAGTCGCCGCCAGCCTCCACAAAGCGCTCTGCGACGCCATCGACGGCCAGCAGCAGCGACGACAACCCGTTGACAGCCTCGCAGCTCGGCCCGATGTCGGGCGGCTCATGGCCCGCGCCATCGCACTCGTCGTCGTACGTGGGCGGCGGCGGAACATTCGACGGTGGCGGCGCGTCCGGTGACTATGGCAGCAGTTCATCCTGCTCGTCTTCCGATAGCTCAAGTTCCAACTCGTCGGATAGCGGAAGCTGCAGCAGTTCAAGCGACTGACGCCACCGCGCCACACGCACGCACAGATCGCAAATTTTTTCGGTGCGGTGGCGCACTTTCCCTATGAAAATTAGGTTATTTATGATAAGGTGGGATGGTCTTCCTACGGAGCAACGCAATATGAACCTCGCTGAAGCCGCATTTTTCCCGTCGTCCAACGCTCGCCGGGTTCGCCGCAGCGAGGTATCATCGCCAGCGTTCATGAAGCCTGACGGGCTGGATTACTGCCTTGACTGCTGGAAGTCATGGATGGGCGGCGACAGTGACCGCGACCTGGGGATCAAGACAATGCGCGGCCTGACCGGCGAAGATTCGCGCAACGTCGATTCCAGTGAGGCGCAGCAGGAGAATGACAACCGGATTGCCTCCGCAACGGACGCGATGATCTCGGGCCTGAGCCGGATCCACGTGTGGGCAATTCACCGCTCATGCAGCATTTCGACTGTCTGGAAATTCCCGAATGCCGATTTCGTCACCGAGGCGACCGAGGCGAAAGAGGAATTGACGAAGAAGCTGAAAAATAACGTTTGCACGAGCGTGCTGTTCTGATTACAATGTGCGCATAGGCGGATTTTGTTCGCCTAAAAATAAGCCCGCCTCCGAAAGGATCGCGGGCTTTTCGCTTTCTGGCGTCATCCGGTAATGCCAATAAACGCTAATCCGGCTCCCGCCCGCCATCGAACATAGGCGGGAGAAATCCCTTCTGAGGCAACCATGCACCCACTCGAAGCGATCGCAATCACCCTTGCGGTGGGCCTTGTCGTATGGGGCTTTGTCGAATTCATCGATTGGGCCAGCGGCATTCTGATGGACGCAATCAGCTTCATGAGCCAATACGAGTAACCATGCAAACCCCGGTCCCGACTGACAAGCGCAAGGTTCGTCAGTTCGATGACCGCGCGCCCGAGCCGGATGACGAACCACCGCTGACCGTCGAAGAAGTGCGCAGGCAGCTCGGATGGCACCTTGAGCGCTGCAATGACGATGTGAATGCAGAATGAAAATCCCGCAGCCATCCGATCCAGTCCAGCCGATCCCGCAAGCGATCCCGACCGGCATCGACGGCTTCGTGTTCTGCTTGGTGAACTGCTTCCGGCATTCAAAGATTGAGGCGCGCAGGGCGGTTGAGGAAGCGAAAGAATAAGTTCCCGTTTGGGACTTGAAGCCCTCGCAAGAGGCCAGCCGGGACAGATAACCTCCCGGTTGATTACGAAGGCGGCTTACCGCGTAATTAGCCATCGGGCAGCGGGTAGCTTGGCACTGGCGACGCCTTAGCGCATCAATCAGCCTACGACCACGCGACAAGTTAGCAGGACAACAGTCGGGCGCCGCCACAAGCCGCGCGCTTTAACCGACGCTGGAACGCTGCAACCAGCATGAACATATGTCCTCGTCCTCTGCAATCCCGCACGGCGAGGATCTCTCTTGGTGCGCACCAGTTGTGCCGACTGCCTCACGAAACGAGGCGCCACACGCATGCGGATTGGGCGCCGGAAACAGCGTCAGTGAGTTTGGGAGTCGCGCTCCAAGCTGGCAGTCCGCAGCCGTGTGGTGAATGCGCAGTGCTGATGTGGGTAATGGTCGATGATGCCCACGGGTTGATTTGTAAATGAACCATTACTGCCTACCAAGGAATTCCGGAGATCAGCGCCGGACACCACAACCCACGCAACGGGAGCATCCATGTTCGCCAAGCTCGCCCTAGCCCTCCTGCTGACCAGCACCGCAGCAACCGCTGCCGAGCCTCAGCAAATCATCGCCATGAGCGAAGAGGACGCGACCACTTGCGAATCCGGCTGCGCAATGATCACCAAGGCGGCGCAGAAAGCCATCATGGACCAATTGGCGAAGCTGGAAGCGCTGGCGCTGCGGCAGGCGGACGAACTGAAGCGCAAGCCGAATCCGAAGTATTGCTTGTAACGAATCTCCGTCCCCTAGCAGGGAACTTTGCCCGGCCCGCAGCGATGCGGCTGGGCGTTTTTATAACTGAGGTGCGCGATGAGTGATTGCAACTGCGGCGGATTGCCTTATGCGCGCCTACTTGCCAACGCCATCAAGGTTGACTGCCAGACGCGCGCCGACATCCGCCGCATCAAAGGGGAAATGGCAGAGGCTCAGGCAAAGGTGGCCGCAGCACTTCGCCGAATGGAAGGCATTGGCGGCGCATGATAAAGCGCCGCCCCTACCTGATCCGACTCTGGCTGAACTACTGCGGCTATCGGGCGATCCTGGGCCGCCGCGCATCTTTGCGTGCCTCACTGGCATTGAATGGCTGGCCGTACAAGGGTTGATGTGAACCGCAAACCGCCGCACCTCGAATACCGCGACCAGATCGTCCGCGCCGTCCTCGGCACCGATCCCGCAATGACCGCCATCGTGGCAAATCCCGAGGCACTCGACGCGATCGCCAACGTGCTTGCCGAGAACGAGCGGGCTAAGGCGATGCTGTGCGCCAATGGCTGCGGCGAGGCTGGGCAGGGGATTGATGTGATGGTGCGCCAACTGCTGGCTAGAGCTTGAAATGCTCGCCGCAGCAATCGACCGCTGGTGGCGCCACCTAACCCACGGCTGGCCGCGCACGAATTGCCTTTTCTTCGCGGTCGCCCTATTTTTCCGGCGGCACGGTCGCACGACGCACCGCCATTACCTCGCAGTCCGCAAATCAGACTCAGGCAGTTTTCCCCATTTTCTCTACGTCGAGCACATGCCGCACTCCGGTATTCGCTTGATCAGCTACAAGCCGCCGTCCCCGGTGGATCGCAAGTGTCCGCCGATGATTTTTCGCGGGGCGGTCAGGTGGGGCGATGCCCCGCATACGAACATTAACTAAGGAGTAACCATGGCAACAGGTGACGTAAAGTGGTTCAGCCAAGCGCTGACCGACCTCGGTAACAAGCTGTTCAACCTCAGTTCGGACACGCTCAAGCTGGGCATCGTCACCACCGCGACCGTGCCGACGATTGCGACCGCGGCTCCGCATTGGGGTGGCACTGGCACGACGAACTTCGCGACCAACCAGGTTGCGGTGACGGGCACCAGCTACACCGCGCCGAAAACGCTAACAACCGTTACGTGGTCCACTGTCTCGGGCGTGTCGAAGCTGCGCGCGGACATCGTGACGCTGGCGCAGGACGCTTCGGGCTTCGCGAACGGTGCCTACGGGATCATCTACGACGACACGGACGCGAACAAGCGCGCGCTCGGCTTCGTGGAGCTGTCGTCCGCCGGTTCGGCCTCGCTGGTCGCGGGCCAGTTGGTGATCGACTGGGCTACAGCGAATAATGATGTCCTGACGCTCACCGCCTCCTAATCGCGCTCGCATGAGTTCGAAAGAGGCGATGCAGGCGTATTACCTCGCCAACAAGCCCGCAATCCAAGCCTACAAAAAGGCTTGGGCGATCAAGAATGGTGATCGCAAAAAGGCGCAGGAGTTGGCGTGGGTTGCCGTCAACAAAGTACGTGTGGCTGAAAAGAATTTGGCCTGGCGAGAGGAAAATCGCGAGCATTATGCGGCCCAGCGGAAGGCGTACAGAGAGGCGAACCGCGAAGTTATCTCCGCTAAAAAGAAGGCTGATTACGCTACGGACGGCCCCGTGAGGCGCGAGCGAGCGGCCCAGTGGAAGCGCGACAACCCCGACAAGGTCAATGCCTACTGCGCCAAGCGAAAAGCGGCGCGCCGCATGGCAGTCCCCGCATGGTCAAACAGCTTCTTCATCGCTGAAATCTACGAATTGGCTCAACTTCGGACAAGGATTACTGGCGTCGAGCACCACGTTGACCATGTTGTTCCTCTCCGCTCGCGGCTTGTTTGCGGCCTGCACACGCACGACAACTTGGCAGTGATCCCTTGGTACGAGAACGTTTCAAAGGGCAATCGGCATTGGCCCGATATGCCCTCGAAGGAGAGTAAGACCATGAAGAATTCCGATCAACGCAACACCCTGACCGCTTCGTAATTCGTGGCGACGCCAGCAAATTCGACGTATTCCGCTGCGAGCGGGGCGACCCTGTATTGCGGTCGCGCTGCGCCTAGTGCTGCGCTGCCTGCATGGCTCGCTGGACAGCCGTTAAATACGTGGATCGAGATCCCCAACACGTCCGGCGCTGGCGGTGCGCATATCGACTCGTTCGGCGGCCTGGCGCAGCGAGGCACCGAACTGTGGTCCCATCTGGTGAGCGGACACGGTGATGGGCACGACAACCGCAGCGCCATGATTGACATCGGACTCGACAATCCTGCGTCGCAGGGAGTCAATGGGTGGGTAATACGTCGCGCCGCATCGACATCCGTGCAGGACAATGTGTCCTACTACCCTGACGGCACACCTGCTGCGCGCCACACGTATTCGTCGCTGCACTGGTGCGCGCAGCGCAATCGATTTATGGTGTTCACGCTATGGGGCTACTACACCAACGGCAACAGCGCGCCGGTCGTGGATGGATTCAACCCTGACACGAATACTTGGGACGCCGCAGGCACGTGGCCTGATATGACGGGCGGATACACCGGAGCGGTGTCCTGCCCCAATGGCAACGTGTGGGGCACAGGTGGCTTCACGGCAAAACGGTGGAATCAGGCCACCAACGATTACACCGTGTTCTCGCTCGCTCAGTATGTCCGTACGCCGATTTGCTACGACAGCCTGCGCGGGCACCTGTTCAACCTGCAGTTCGGTGACGGCAACGGCAACAATCCAGAACTCGGCATGCTGGCCTGCAAGATCAACGAGGCGACTGGCGCACAGACCATCATCACGTTCAACGCCAGCGCCGGGAAAACCGCGTTCCAAAGCGAGCCGACAGTCGGAACTAACGCCGCGCCGCTCATGTACTCGGGGATGGATTACGAGCCGAACATCGATAAATACCTCTTTTACTGCGGCATGTCGAACGCCGGGCGTGTCTACGCCGCCACTCCGTCGAACATCAGCAACGTGTGGGATATCGCCATCCACCCGACCACCGGAACGGTTCCTGCAACGCCCGCTTCGGGCCTGAACAACAGATTCAAGTACGTGGCGGCACTCAAGGGCTTCGTGTTGGCACCCAGCCAGAGCAGCAACCTGTTTTTTCTCCGCACAGCTTGATCGGGCCGCCTAATGACCGTCCTATACAACAGTAACTTTGAGGGTCTGACGACCAACGTCGTTGCGCCGCAGTTCAACGACCCGACCCTCGCGTTCCGCGTCTACACCTACGCCGCCACCAGTACGACAGCGATTCAGGGCACGCAGGCGTTTTTCAGTAATGCGAACCAGAGTTGGGCGGTCAATACGACCATCGGCGCGATTACCAATCAGGCAGTGCGCCATGCCCATCGCGTCGCATCCCTGACGAGCGGGGCGTTTGCAAGCCAAGGTGCGATTCTGTGTGCAGCGTCAAGCACGGATGGCAACACCGACTCGTACCGAATCCGCCTTGAGACCAACAACACCGGCCTGCGCATGGTGATTGGGAAGTACCAGGGCGGAACCACGATCATCGCCACATCGGCCAGTTACGCATTCACCCCCGCGCCAAGCGATGTTATCCACTCCGAGTTCAAGCGGGTCGGAACCACCATCGAGGCGCGCGCATGGCTCAATAGCGACGCGCGCCCCGCAACTGCGGACAACAGCGTGTCGGCAGCTTACGCGACTGCCGTTGTCACCGATTCCACTTTGACCAGTGGCATGGCTGGCCCGTACTTTACGGGCGCAGGCACGTATGTTCCGGTAGATAACCTCGTTATCACGGACGCTGCTGGCGGTGAGGATTATTATTACGCGCCCAGCACCACAATCGCTTGCACAGTCGGCGCTGCCGCAGCAGCAGGCGCAACTGCATCGATCCAGAAAAGCACGGTAATCGCTGGGTCGATCGGCAATGCGATTGCTGCGGGTTCGGCGGCAACGATCACGAACGGAACTCCTAGCACGACGGTTGCATGTGTAGTCGGCAACGCCGCCGCCGCTGGTTTGAGTGCTGCGTTCGGCACCTTCGTTCAGTCGGACCAGTTGATCAACAACACCGGCACGCTGCTGCCCGCGACCGCCGTGTATTGGACTTGGACGCCAGCGGGCCGGATTGGCTCGATGGTCGGCATCACGCCCGTAGACGGCACCGGCACCACGGATGCGAATGCACGCCTTTCGCCTGGAATTGCGCGCGCTGCGGGCAAGCTCGACATCTCGGTCCGCGCTGCTGCTGCGGTCGATGATGCCGTGTACTGCGAGATGTTTGCATAATGCTGCGCAACCTGAATCAGCGTGCTAGCGGTCGGCGCATCTGCGGGACTTCGCACATCGGCATCAAAGGATCATTGATCCCCGCCGGCAGCGCGATTCGCAATCTCGACACGCCGGCCGACGACAACAAAGAATACAAGCTTCGCCTGCTGACTTGGCCCGCAAGCGGCTCGCTGTTCATGTACGAGGACGGCACGAGCGTCTTCATTCCCGCTGCTGACGGCACGTACACCGCAACCGGGCAGATTGCGGAAAACGGGATCGACATTGGATCGCCGGTCACGATCACGTACCAGTCTGGCGTGGCAGGAACAACGGTTGCATGCTCGGTCGGCGCGGCGGCGGCTGCTGGTGTATCGGCCTCGGTGCAGCGCAACGTGACAGTTTCGTGCGGCACAGGTGCGGCATCTGCTGGCGGGCTGGCGGCAACGATCGCTTCAACGACGACCGACACGACTATCGCGTTCGGAGTCGGCGCGGCGAGTGCAAGCGGCGCGGCTGCGAACATCTATCAAGGGATGACGATTGCGGCGCTGGTGGGTAATGCAATGGCGGCTGGTGCGAGCGCCACAATCCACATGAACCAAACCTACACCCGCGCTCCATCAGGCAGCGGATACCACGTATGCCCATCCATCTCGCCTGAGCGCACTCCTGCGACGCAGGGCAGGGCTAGGCGGAGGGCGTGAGCTGGAGCAAAGAGTCGCGACATGCGCGCGGCTATGGCGCAGAGTGGGACCGGGTCAGGAAGGTGGTGTTGGCGCGCGACGGCGGCATCTGCCAGCCATGCCGCCGAGATGGGCGAGTATGCCTCGGCACTGAGGTTGATCACATCGTGAGTAAAGCGAAGGCCCAGCGGTTGGGATGGACGAAGGCGCAGATAGATTCTGAAAGTAACCTTCAGTGCATCAACAGCGAGTGCCATAAGAAGAAGACCGTGGAAGAGTCGGGGAAGAAGCGGCGCCCAGTGATTGGGCTTGACGGATGGCCGACCTGCTGAAGAAGTGCTGTATATATGAACAGTAGGGCCGTATAATATGAACAGCAAGGCCGACACGTGCGCTAACACGGTGCCGGCCTCTGACCAATCTGACTATTTCGGAGTCATTCATGGCTGGTAGCGATTATACCCTCGCCGCACCCTTGTGCGCATGCGGCAACATCATCACCAAATTCTTCAAGTCCGGAAGGCCGGGAAAGTTCTGCGCTGCCTGCCGCGATCGGCAGGCTGGCAGGCACTTAGGCGATCGGATTCGGCCTTGCGCGCATTGCGGTGCCGACATCCCGCTAGTGATCGCCGCCGGGTCGCCGAAGAGGTACTGTAGCGACCAGTGCAAGTGCCGAGCGAATGGCAAAGAGTGGGTGCCGGCCGGCGAGCGCGAGTTCGTGTGCGCCTGCTGTAGCACTTCCTTTAAGGCTGAGCGCGCACGCAAGTACTGCTCAACATCCTGCAATTGGCGCGCGCAAACGCTGAAACGATACCCGGATTCGAAGAAGAGGCATGGTAGTGCATGCGTTTGTCGTGGGTGCGGCAAGCAATACAAGAACAAGCGCCACAACACAGACGGGCAGGGCAGCAAGTACTGCTCACGCCGATGCGCCTTCGCTGACATTAAAGCGTGGCACCGAGAGGACTGTGATGGCCCTGGTCCGACATGCACGGTCCACTTCAAGGCCTGCGCCCAATGTGGCAGCAGCTTCACGGCAAAGCACATCAACGCCCCTGTGTGCTCAGACGCCTGTCGCAAGGCATTAGCAAACACGAAGGAGTTGGCAAGGAACGTCGCTAAGTGCGGGTCAAAGCTGCCGCGGGCATGCAAGTGCTGTTCAGCGACGTTCACGCCGACCTACGGGGATAAGCGGAACGTCTTCTGTAGTGATGCATGCGCTAAGCGATTGAGTCGAAGGGCAAGTGGATCGAGTTCCCATCGGAAGCGCGCCAAGAAGGCTGGCGTCGCTTATGAGCCAGTCAATCGCATCAAGGTATTCGAGCGCGATGGTTGGCGATGCCAGATATGTGGAAAGAGAACGCCTCGTAAGCGCATGGGTGGGCAGACGACGAACGCGCCGGAACTCGATCATCGAGTGCCACTCTCGAAGGGCGGTGGGCACCTGTATTCGAACGTTCAATGCGCATGCAGAAAGTGCAACCACGAGAAGGGCAATAGGAATTCCGCAGGGCAACTGCCAATGTTCGGCGCGTGAGCGTTGCCGCCATGCAACGGGGGCATCATGCCTTCACAGCCTTTCACCTAGGGACCGACTGTTCCCCCATTTATTCGCACAGTCAGGATAGAAAAACGGTTTTGGAGGCCATCATGCCAGGTCCAGGTAAGAAGCCGGCCGGCTTAAAAATGGTCGCCGGAACAGAACGGAAAGATCGTCAGCCCGAGGGCGGCGTCGACCTTCCCGTTTTATCGAAAGTCCCTCCGGCGCCAGACTGGCTGCCGAATTCTCACGCGGTGAAAGAATGGGATCGGCTTGCCGGCATCCTCACCGCGAACAAATTACTCACTGAAGGCGGGTTGTCCGCGCTCGGCATGTTGTGCGCACTGCACGGCAAGATCGTCCAACTGTACGCGGCCGGCGAGGCGCCCACCGCCAGCATGGCCGGCACCCTGCGCAACATGGAAAACGACTTTGGCCTAACGCCAGTCGCACAAGGCAAGGTGAAACCAGTTGGCGAAACGGACAAAGGAAACAAGTTCGCAGGTAACGGCAAGCGGACAGCGTGATTACATCCAGATTGCCATCGATTACGCGCAAGCCGCAGTCGATGACAAGTGCCGTAAGCGTTTCGGCAAGTGGGTGCGCCTCGCTGCAAAGCGGTTTCTAAATGATCTGAAGCGGGCAAAGAAGCGAGGTAACGGGTTCATTTTCGATGAGTGGCACGCGATCGACGCCTGCGACTTCATCGAGAAGCTGCCGCACGTCGAGGGCACCTGGGATACTGAGAACGTGGTGATGCACCCGTCGCACATCCTGTTCGTCGTCCAACTGTTCGGCTTCCGCAACCCGGACGGCACGCGGCGCTTCACGACAGCACTGTTCGCGGTGGCGCGGAAGAACGCCAAGTCGTTCCTCTGCTCCGCGGTCTTGCTGTACTGCTTCTGCTGCGAGCAAGAGAACGGCCCGCAGGTTATCAGTGCGGCGACGACCGGATCGCAAGCGCGGATCGTGTTCAACGTCGCAAAGCGAATGGTCGAAAAGACCGAGGACTTGCGCGAGGCCTTCACGCTGGAGCCGTTTGCGAATGCGATCGCCCGGTATGAGGTGGGCGGCACCTTCAAACCGATCAATGCTAAGGCCAGCACGCAGGACGGGTTGAACCCGTCGCACTGTGGGATCGATGAGATCCACGCGCACAAGACGCACGACCTGCTGAACGTCCTGAAGTCGGCGGCCGGCGCGCGGCGCAATCCGTTGTTCCTGTACACGACGACCGAGGGCTACGAAAGTCCCGGCCCTTGGGGCGAGATCCGCCACTTCGCCAAGCAGCTCTTGGAAGGGATTGTAGAGGCTGACCACTTCCTGGCGATTTACTTCGCGGTCGATGACGAAGATAAGGCGGAGGGCATCGCGGCCGACGATGACTTCGATGAAACGAAGTGGATCAAGGCAAATCCGCTGATGGAGGTTAATCCCCTCCTGATGAAGGAGATCCGCAAGGAGGCGATCGAGGCGAAGTCGATGCCGGGTCGTCACGCCGAGTTCAAGATCAAGCGGCTGAACCGGCCGTCCGCTGCTGCTGGCGGATGGGTCAACCTGGTTAAGTGGAAGGCCTGCAGGGGCTTGGTCGACCTTGAATGGCTGCGGCAATACCCATGCTGGGGCGGGTTAGACCTTGCGAGCACGCGAGATTTGACATCGTTTCGGCTGGTTTGGAATGTTGATGGCGTGCTCTACACACACGGTTGGCGGTTTGTGCCGGCCGCCGCGGTGCATGGGCGCACTGAGCGCGGCCTAGTCCCTTATCAGGCGTGGGTTCAGGCAGGGATTCTGATCGAGTCCGGGCAGGAAGTGACCGATTACGACGCCGTAGAGGCCTGTATTCTGGCTGCGAAAGAGCAGTTCAATCTGCAAATGATCGGTTACGACTCGTGGAACGCCAAGCAGTTGGTGCAGAAGCTGCAGACCGCCGAAGTCCCGATGCAGGAATTCATTCAAGGCCCCAAGAGCTTCCACCCGGCGATGCAAGCGCTGGAGTTAGCCTACACCGATGGCAATCTGAATCACGGCAATGACCCGGTGCTGAACTGGTGCGCATCGAACCTGATCGCCAGAACGGACCAGAACATGAACACGGCACCAGACAAGAAGAAGGCGCCGGAAAAGATTGATGACGTGGTGGCGCTGCTGATTGCCATAGGCGTGATGCAGTCAGCGCCGCCGACCGACAAATCATTTTGGGAATCCTAATGCAAAAAATTACATCGGCAATTCCGGATGTGCTGATCGTCGCTGGCAGCCTGGCGCTGTCGTATGGCGCCGGCCTGCTGCATCTGGCGGCCGGCTTCGTGACTGCTGGCCTGCTAATGATTGCTGGCGGGGTAATTGCAGAAACCAAGCGCGCCGCCGCGAATAAAAAGGTTGGTGATTAATGTCGCTATTCGCACCCGCGCTAAAATCGCGCAATAACCAGGCGTTCAATGAGCCGTTCTGGCGCGACTTGGCGAGCGTGGTCGAATCTGCCTCTGGTAAGCATGTGACCATGCGGACCGCCGTTCAGGTGGCGACTGTGTTTGCCTGCTGCCGCGTGATCGGAAACGGGATGGCGCAAGTGCCGTTCAGGTTAATGAGGAAAGTTGGCCGCACGCGAGCAGCCGCTACGAGTCATCCCCTGTATCGGCTGCTGTCGCTGAAGCCGAACGACTGGCAGACCAGCTTTGAATTCCGCCAAATGCTCGCGTGGCACATCGAGCTTTGCGGGCGCGCATTCGTGTTTAAGAACATCAGCGTGACCGGCAAGATTCTGGAGTTGATCCCATTGGCACCGGGGCAAGTTAGCGTCAGGCGCGATCCTGAAACGCTGAAGATGCTGTACGACGTAATCTCCGCAGATGGCACCTTCCGCACCTTTGACTCGCGGCATATCTGGCATTTGCGCGGTCCGACACTGGACGGTGTCGATGGCCTGGATGTCGTGAAGTTGGCGCGCGAGTCGATTGGCCTAGCAATGGCGGCCGAAGAGGCGGCAGCGGCGCTGCACAAGAATGGCATTCGCAATTCCGGGGTGTATTCGGTAGAAGGCACGCTCGACAAGCGGCAGCATGACGATCTGACCGCATGGATTTCGCGGCAATTCGCGGGGCTGCAAAACGCGGGCAAGCCGATGGTATTGGACCGCGCCGCGAAGTTCCTGAACACATCGATGACAAGTGTCGATGCTCAGGCGAACGAGACCCGGAAGATGCAGATCGAGCAGATTTGCGCATTCTTCGGCGTGCTGCCGATCAAAACGGGCTACGCCGATAAAACGGCCACGTTTGCCAGTGCTGAGGAATTCAACCGCGCTCACCGAGAGGACTGCCTTTCGCCGCGATGGGAATCGTTCGAGCAGTCCGCGATGGTCAATCTGCTGACGGATGCAGAGCTTGAAGCAGGGTTTTATTTCAATTTCACGGAAGAGGGTCTGCTGCGCGGGTCGGCCAAGGATACTAAAGACATCATCCTTGGCTACGTCAACGGAGGATTGATGTACCCGAACGAAGGCCGGGAATTGCTCGACATGAATCCTGACCCTGACCCAGCAAGCGACAAACTCCGTATCCCCGCAAACATCGTTGGCGATACCGCGAAGCTGGCACCGCCAGCACCGCCAGCACCGTAACGCGCATCAGAAACCACCAAGCCAGCCTAACCCGCTGGCTTTTTTTACGCCCTAACACAAGGGAACCCAATGCCGAAACCAAATATGCAGCCAAAGGCCGCAGGCCGAGTCCTGTCCGCAGCAAATGAAGCGCGGCTCCGTGAGGCTCGCGATGCCCTCGATTCTGTACTGAGCAAGTTGGAAGCCGAGGCGCCGGAGGATGTCGCTGCGATGCAGCACATGAACCGCGTCGCACTAAAGCCTGGCCGCGTGCGCATCAATGCCGCTGTTGGCGATGAGGCCGAGATCCTGATCTACGGCGACATCGGCGGCGGATGGTTTGATGAGGGCATTACCGGCGAGTCGATCAGCAAGGAGATCGCCGCCATCGACGCCGAGACAATCCATGTCCGACTGAATTCTGGTGGCGGCCTTGTGTTTGAAGGGCTGGCGATCTACAACGCCCTGGCGCGGCACGACGCCAAAATCATCATGCACGTGGATAGTATCGCTGCGTCCATCACCAGCGTGATCATGATGGCTGGCGACGAAATCCACATCGCGGAAGGCGCCCAAGTAATGATCCACAAGCCGTGGTCTGGCACCTGGGGCGATGCAACGGCGATGCGCAAAGAGGCCGACATTCTCGACAAGCTTGAGAAGGGAATCATCGACATCTACGCCGCGCGTACTGGCGCCGACCGTGCCGACCTTGAATCATGGGTCGCCTCGGAAACGTGGTTCACCGGCCAAGAAGCCGTCGATGCCGGTTTCGCTGATTCGATGACGCCGGCCAAAAAGAAGAAGGCCGCCAGTTCGGCGCTCTTCAATCTGTTCAAGAACGCCCCACAGAATCTGCTCGCAATGGCGAGCGCCCCCGAAATCCGCGACTTCGAAATCTTCCTGCGCGACGCAGAAGGACTTTCGCAGGCGCAGGCAAAGCGCATCGCAGCCGCGATGCCAAAGGCGAATCGCGACGATTCGTCAGAACCGCAAGAAGTGCCCCACCGCGATGGCGGGGAGTCTGCGGCTGAAGCACAGCGCGCTCTGGCAACCCGGCTCGCGCAAAGCATCAACCAACTCACCTCCACCATCTAGGAAGAAATCATGGCTGACAAAGACCCAGTAGTAGAAGTAATGGCCGCGTTTGAAGAGTTCAAGAAAACGAACGACGCCAACCTGACCAAGCGCAGCGCCGCGCACGACGAGAAGCTTGACAAGATCACCGCGACCCTCGACAAGTTCGAAGGCCAGAGCCAGCAGCTCGTCCTGATCGACAAGCAGAACAAGGCGATGCAGGAGCAGCTGGACTCGATCGAGAAGATCGCCAACCGCGCCGGCCTGGGTGGCGACGCCGACCCGCAAGCCAAAGCCGCACAGGAATACATGGTCGCGTTCAATCGCGCGATGCGCCGCCAGGCTGGCGACCGCGATCCTGCCGACATGCAGATCATCAAGGACCGCTCGGCCGCATTGGTCAAGGGCGACGACGCCAGCGCCGGCTACCTACTGGCGCCTCCAGAGATGCAGAAAGAGATCATCAAGAACATCATCGAGATGACCCCGATCCGCGCCCTGGCCACCGTGCGCACCATCGGCGGCGCCAGCCTGAAGATGCCGAAGAAGACCGGGAACGGTTCGGCCTCGCGTGTCGGCGAAGTCGCTCCTCGCACCAACACGGGCGATCCAGCCTACGGCATGCTGGAATTCGTCGCGCCGGAGATGTTCGCGCGCATCGAGGTGTCGCAGCAGATGCTGGAAGACTCGGACTACGACCTGGTGGCTGAGTTGCGTGAGGACGCTGCCGAGCAGTTCTCGGTGAAAGAGGGTATCGAATCGATCAGCGGTACCGGCGGCTCGGCACAGATGGAAGGCATCCTGACCAATGCGGACATCGGCTTCACCGTCAGCGGCGACGCGAACTTACTGACCGCCGATGGCCTGATGACCCTGTTCCATGACCTGAAAACCGGCCATGCCCGTAATGCGATGTGGGGCCTGAACCGCAACACGCTGGGCAAGGTGCGCAAGCTGAAGGACACCACCAACCAGTACCTGTGGGCGCCGGGCATCGCAAACGGCGTGCCGAACTCGATCCTGGGCGCTTCGTATGCCGAGATGGCAGACCTGCCGAACGTCGCCGCCAACGCCTTCCCGATCGTCTTCGCCGACTTCAAAAAGCTGTACGTGATCGTGGATCGCGTCAACGTCTCGCTGCAGGCCGACTACACGACCGGCGCGGACAGTGGCCTGGTGGTGTTCCGCGCCCGTCGCCGCGTCGGTGGCGGTGTGCGTCAGGCCGAGGCGGGCCGCAAGCTGAAGATCTCGGCCTAAACGCTGACGGTCCCCGCTTCGGCGGGGATTCCCCATCCAATACAAGGAGCATCACATGCGTGACCTGAAATCCAGTATCAAGCCAGTGCAATCGCTGGTCCCGATCAATCGCACCGCAGCAGCCAACGGAACCGGCGTCGATACCCTCGGCTTCAACTCGGCCGTCGTCATGTTCAACTGCGGCGCCATCGGCGGCACCGGCACGCCAACCTTCACCTTCGAGGTGCAGGAAAGCGCCGACAACTCGACCTTCACCGCAGTCGCTGATGCCGATCTGCGCGGCACCGAGCCTGTCGTTACCACTGCCAATGTGGTGGCGATGGTCGGCTACATCGGCAATAAGCGCTACATCCGTGGCATCCTGAAAACCGTGTCTGGCACCACGCCGACGCTCGATTGCGCCGCAAGCGTCGTCCTGGGCCATCCGAGCGTCGCACCAACCGTCTAACGACGCAGAGGGCGGCTCCGGTCGCCCTCATTTGGGAATCCCATGAAAATTACTATGCTCCAGACCGTGCCAGGCTCTGTTGACGGCATTCGCGTCAGCACATACGAGGCAGGCATTGAATATGACCTGTCGGCCACCGATGGTGCGCGCTCACTCGCTGCAGCATTCGTTGGCGCCGGCATGGCGGAAGTTACTGGCGACTCGAAGGACGCGGTTGATGCCGAGCCAGCCACAGCAAGCGCCGAACCGACGCGCGCCAAGCCAGGTCGCAAGCCAAAACAATAATCAGGCCCCCCATGACCACCAAAGTTCTAACGCCACCGACAGAAATGCCGGTCACGCTGGAAGAGGCCAAGCTCGCCCTGCGCGAAGATGGCAGCGAGAAAGACGCCCTAATCCGCACCTGGATCATGGGCGTCGCTCAGTACGCCGAGCATTACACCGGCCGCGCTTTCATCACCCGCCCTGTGCGCGTGACGCTTGACTCGTTCCCGGTCGGCGAGCGTGGCGGCTCTGGCGCGATCTTCCTCGATCTTCTGCCGGCTGCCAGCGTCGAAAGCATCCAGTTTTACGATGCCAACGACGCGCTGCAAACGCTCGATCCTCAGGACTACGTGATTGACCTGGTGAGCGAGCCGGGCTGCATCGTTCCAGCGCGCGGCAAGGGCTGGCCTGTTACTGCCGACCGGATCAACGCAGTCATGTGCGACTTCACGGCTGGCTATGGTGCGGATAGTACGGCGATTCCCGAGGGGGTCAAGCTGTATGTGGTGGCGAAGGTGGCCGAAGAATTCGACAAAGCTGCAATGGGCAGGAAGGATCCTGTTGGTCCCAGCTTCGTCGACCGCCTTCTCGATCAATACAAGGTGTACGCGTGAATTTCGCCATGAGCCTACGCCATCGCGTCACTGTGATGGATCCACCCACTGGTGAAGATGCTGGCGGCCAGCCTTTGAAGAATTGGACTGAACGCGGCCAACGATGGGCCGATGTCCGCGTTTTGGGCGGCCTGGAAACGATCCGCGCTGGCGCTGATCTGTCGATCGTTAAGGCGTCGATCCGTATGCGCCACTGCACTGACATCACCGAGGCAAACCGGATTTCGTATGCCGGCGTGACTTATAACGTCAAGGCAGTTCTGCCGGATGGCACGCGCCATCACATCGATCTTGTCTGCGAGTCGATCAAATGACCTTCCTCAGCGTCGACATGACCAGCCTGAACGCCATGCTGCATGAGATGGGCGACCAAGCAGAAGCCGCCGTGCGTCCGGCTGCGCAAGCCGCTGCTCAAGTGTTGTATGAGGAAGTCAAAAGCAACGTGGATGCGATCGGACGCAAGACCGGCAACCTATCCAATGCCGTGTATCAGGCATACAGCGATCAGCGCAGCGGGCCGGGATTTGCTACCTACGCCGTTAGCTGGAACCATTCAAAGGCGCCGCACGGCGGCCTGGTCGAATTCGGTCATATCCAGCGCTATGTCTCGTACGTCGGCTCTGATGGCAACTGGTACACCGCAGTCAGGCCATCCATGCGCGGCAAGCCGAAGCCTAAGCGCCGCGCCTCACAGGCCGAGAAGGATGCTTATTACGTGCCATTGGCGGCGCCGAAGCAGATCGCTGCCCGCCCATTCGTGCGCAACGCGCAATCGAAGTTCCCGCAGGCTGCCGCCGCCGCAGAAGCTGAACTGCTCCGGAGGATCGGATGAGCCTCGAAATCAACCTTAATACGCTGCTGCGCACGATTTGCGCACGTACGTTCCCCGGCTTCGCGCGAACAAATACCGAGCTGCCGTACTGCACATATCAGAGGATCGGCGGGCAGGCCATCGATTTCATCGACAACACCATTCCGTCGAAGCGCAACGCTGAAATCCAGATCAATGTGTGGACCGGCACGCAAATCGAGGCCGACGAGTTAATCCTGCAAATGGAGGATGCGCTGCGAGGCGCTACCGCCTTCCAGGCTAGCCCGGCTGCCGAATCCTCGACCGACTTTGACGCCGATATGGAGCGCTACTGCGCGCGCCAAGACTTCACGATTTGGGCCGATCGATAGGCCCGCAATAACCAAATCCAAGCCGCCATGAGCAATCTCGGCGGCTTTTTTCATGCCCACACGGGTAATTCTAATTGGTCGAGATCGACCAGAAAGGCACTACTTTGAGCGTCTCGCTGCCAAATGGCATTCAGTGGGCACTTGCCACCACGTACGCATCCGCGATCGCCGTGACTGCGGCAACCAACGCAACCGAATGC